CGGATGAACCGGGCAGAACAGGTGCGGGATGCATTCGCCACGATCAAGTCGCTGGGTGACGCCAAGGCCACCGACGAATTCGCAGGTGTGGCGCTCCGGGCAGAAGGGACTGACTTCCTTGACCCGAGGACCGCGACCTACAAGCGGGCCGCCGACTTCTGGCGGGACAACGAACTCGTGGGCAAGATCGGCAAGCGTGCCAAGGCAATGCGTGACGCGAAGGAAAAGCTGGCGGCCAAGGAAACGGCAGCCACCGGCAATCCGGCGGCGGCCATGAATGGCAGCACGCGCCAGAGCGGCGATCTGGCGAAGATCGCGGACGGCATTCTGCAGAACGCTCTGAACGCACTGATCCGCGCGCTTCACGGCAATCTGGATCGGCTGGAGAACGACAAGGAATACCGGGAACTGGTACTGGGTGCCTTGACCACCTGCGAGAACGAAATCAGTGTGGAAATCCCCGCGCTGCTGCGCGCGGACGACAAGCCGCAGGACTGACACCGACGACACTTTGGACCCCTATGGGCGCAAGCCTGTAGGGGTCTTTTTTTGCCTAAAATTTGTTAAAAATCAATGGCTTGGGAACCATTGTGTATAAATTGTGTCTAATCTTATAAGGGAAACTGTTTTCGTGCTGTATGTGTTCCGATTCCGATTTGTTTCCGGTTCCGATTTACCGATAAAGGAGATTCCGAAATGCCCAAGCCTGAAGTTCTGTATGTGGCTACACAAGGATTGCCGATTGTCGGTAAACCCTTGTTGGTACTGCCACTGGCCCATCCTTCCGACCTAGTTACTGGTGATGGCAAGACGTGGGCCAAGACCAGTCCAGTGGTCGGCTTCGAGTTCTCGTTGCTTGGCCTCATCATCGAGACCGAGAACACGGTCTACATTCCGGGGGGATCAGCATGAGCGGTCACGAGGTTTTTGCAAACTTCTTGTGCTTGATGATAGGCACAGTGTTGTTTGCCTACACTTCCGATATGGTACACACACCGCGCGCACGGCTAGTGCTGTTCGCCATCAGCGGTGCGTTCGCCATCCCCCCCATTTTCCGACTTTGGCTCATCATGGTGCTGGCATGAGGCAGCGTCCGCGAGCCGTTCCGCACTCAGTCCGCCGCTTATTCGGTAGCGGGCTTCCCTCATTACTTGTAGGCGCGCCTTTCTGGGCGCGTTGGACACGCCGCATCAACTGGCGTGCATGGTGGCGCTAATGATCCTCTCCTACTACGAACACAACGAGCGCCGCGCGTCGGCGCGTCCCGTCATCGAGGTTCCGATCATCGAGTGCGAAGGCATGATGGTCACGGAACAGCGCATTACCCATAACGAGTATGCCGAATTGGTTCGCAAGACCTACGGCGTATATCCCTCCACCCCAAGAGAGGCGGAGTAAGATCAAGGTGCGCGCTCGTCCACCCGTATCCCCCTGCGGTGTAAAAGAGGCTAAGGTTGCAGTGCCTCGGGCGAGCGCGTACTTTGTTTGCGTCCCTGTATCCCATTTTCCGGGGGTTGCTGATCTTTGTTCGGCAGTGAATTCCGGCAAGGAAGTATTCTTGATGGATACCTCTTGCCGCAATCCTCTGTCCTTTACCATTAACCCAAAGAAGAAAGGAGGCCGGTCACTCCGAATAGGGCAGACCATCCTTGTGACCAATCAAGCTAAATTGTGGCTAGTCGAAATAAGGAGAACTAGCTATGGGTACATTGCACGTCGCCAAGGTGACTCAGCGCGTAGCTGAGAACCGCGCGATTCGAGAACGCGTCTCCTACGGAAGATTCTGTAGGGGACTTTCTGCTGTCTACAGTTCCGAACCGGGGCTGAAGGACAGCTTTCCGAAGGGGTTCTGGAAGGACCAGTACGACCGATTCCGCAAGGGGGATCGGAGCGACGAGATCCACGACTCAACCATCATGGCATTCCAGTGGGTGGAGCGCGTGTTCGGCAAGGGAGTGACCAGAGTATGAGCTCTCTCGCCAAATCGAAGATCTCCTGTGGCGTTTATCAGTTATGGGGGCTTCAAGGACAGAGTCCCACGCTGCTCAAACGCATAGCTGCGGGGTACAAGCGGCAGGCCACAAGCAACGGTCGTCGGGAAGGGTTCGCCCAAGTCATTTTTTCGGACGCCGAGAACTACGGCAATGGACTACGCTTCGCCCGGTATCTGGAGCGCAGGTTCCGGGGAACGGTTGTGAGTGCATCAGCCACCCGCTCGCCGTCGACCCAGAACAACATCACGACTTGGATCTGGACCATTCCACACACCCAGTTCAAGGCAACCACGGAATACAAGGCCGCCCGCGGCAAGGAGCACGACCATGACGGAATTTACTACTAACGAAGTGCTCACAAGCCGGGACGTTTTCGAGGAGAACGTCAAGGCGAAGCGCACAACAGAGGCCCACAAGTCGATCCAGTTGTTGGGTCGCTTGGAAGGCGACAGCAAGAGCCTTGCCAAGAGGCTTCTCATCATCAACCCCGAATTGCAGGCGTGGCCGCAGGAAGTCCGTGATTTCCTTCGCTTTGTCCGCGAGACTCGGGACACCCTTGAACAGCAGCACCCGGAGCTGACCACATGAGCAAAAAGCGAGAAGTTTCAATCGGGTCCGATCCCGAGATTGCCTACGTAGACGGGCGTACGGGCGACGTAGCCCCAGTCTGCGGTCTGTTGGGCGGGGAAAAGGGCAAGCCCATTGTGGCTGGAGCCTTCGGGGGATACCTCGAAGACGGCGTGGCCATCGAGTTGAACCCGGCACCCGGCCAAGCGCGAGGCATCGACAGTGCCTTAGTGCTGGCCACAATGCACGCAGAGCGCGTAACGCTGTGTCTTGATGCAGTCCGAAAGGAACTCAGGAGGCAGAAAGCTGAGCTTCACTTCCCGATCCACGACGCCATCTTCTCGGAGGACAAGCTCACACACCCCAACTCCAAGGTGTTCGGGTGTGCGGTCGACTTCGACGCATACCGCCCCGATGTTCCGCGCCAAGGCATCATGGAGCGGGCTATGGAGCGGCACGGCCCGGGCGTGCGCTTCTACGGCGGGCACGTTCACCTAGGCGTGAGCGACTGGCCCGAAGACCTGCCCAAGTTCATCGCAGTGCGGTTCATCGACCTGCTGCTCGGGTTCAGCTACAAGCGCAACATCTCCCCAAGGCCTACGCGTCGTACAGAGTTCTACGGCACGGCAGGCCTTTATCGGGAAACGGCCTACGGCGTGGAATATCGGACGCCGTGCAACCAGTGGATGGCGGAGCTGCGCACCGGCACCCCTACCATCCTCACTCGAATGGGCGAGATTGGCTTGTTGTTCGCTCGCTTCGAGAAGTACAAGAACGCTCTAGTCGAGATCTACAACACCATCGACTGGCAGCGTTTCTCAGGCGCTCTGAGCGCCCACGACTGGCACGGAGTAGAGGGATCGTTGCGCGGGCTTCCTGTCGTCGCAAGCGCTCGCAACGGCTCGCACTACCTGCAAATCAACGATGCCTATTTCCCTATTTACGGGATCAAGGCCGCGGTCGTGTGGAGCGAGGCTGATTGGGCCAAGTACCATGTGGACGGCGGAGCGCGAATGTTCGATCCAGCCGACATGCTGCGGGCGCCAGACATGGTGAATATCCGCAACGAAGATCCGCCCGATCCGATAGACTTGGTGGAAGAAGAAAACGAAGACAACGACGAGGAGCAGCAAGCCAATGGCCGATGAAACACGCGAGTTTGTCCGTAACTACGAGGACTGCTTTGTGGCCTTGCCCCTGAAATCGGGCTTGATCCGGCCGTTCCTTGTGGCAGGACTCACGGATTCCGGGAAGATCCAAGGCAAGATCACGACAAAGAGCTTCAAGGAGTCGTCCGTCTCCCACGAATCCGCATTCGTGTTGGAGAATTACACTCCGATCACGCCTTCTTCCGGGTACTTCAACCTCGAAATACCGGACGGTCCGATTAACACTTGGACCACGGCCATTCACATTGGCCTAGGTCCGGACAGGCAGTTCAAGAAAGCCTTGTCTGCGTCGGCTCCGCTCGCGTACTCGACCGTCGATATGTCTCCTCACTTCCTCACCAAGCTGACGAAATCTTGTCCGGATTCGGCCGTACAACCGACCCGGTTCTGGAATCGTGCGCTGGCCTTGCACATGGCCAAGACCGAGGGAGACAGGGCACTCAGGACATTCCACGAGGCATTTACGGCCGTGGACAGCGGAGCGGCTCACTCCGTCGCCTTCGCTCGCTTGTTTGCCATGTCGTTGCACGCGAGCTTCTCCTGTCCGGTGGTTTCCTTTAACTCCGCCATAGCAGGGACCGTGACGAAACGGCGAGGCAACTACGTCTTGTGGGCTACCCCAAGGATCATGCACTTCAAGGACTTCTTCTTGAAGCGGTGGGGCGTGTCCGTTCTTCCACTCGAAGCGTTCGACAAAGAGGGCTAACTGTATGAAAATAGCCGAGAAATTCGGCCACAAGAACTCCGAACGGCAGTTCCTGCCAGACAACGCGTGGGTGTTGCCTTCGTGTCGTATTGGGCTGGAGTGGGAGTTCGAGCAGGCCACTGGGCTGTTCAAGGTCATCAATGCCGCAAGAACCGGGCTTCTGGAAATGAAGAACGACGGCTCGCTGCGCGACAACGGCATCGAAGTCACGACGACTGGAGACGGTCTTTTCGGTAAAGACCTTCTCGCAGCTATCTCAACGATGGCGGAACTGTGCGCCATCGGCGGGCCTGTGTGCAACTACCGTACAGCGTTCCACGTCCATGTGGATGTGCGCGATATGGAGGCCGAGGAGTTGCATAACATGCTGCTTCTCTATGCTCTGGTGGAGGAGCCTGTGTTCCGCTTTGCGGGGTGGCACAGGTACAGCAGCAACTTCTGTGTGCCGTGGGGCCGTGCTGACAATTTCTTGGAGATCCTGCAAGGGCTGCAAGAGCCGGCAAAGCTCTCGCTGTCCCGTATGCGGGCGTTGCAGCGCTACTCGGCGCTCAACGTACAGGCTCTGTCCAAGTTCGGTACCGTCGAGTTCCGCCACATGGAGAATGTGGTGGGCGAGATTACTACAAAGCAGGTTGCGTTCATCAACTTGGCTATGTCTCTCAAGGCCGCCGGCACGTACCTTTACCGAGAAAAGGGCTTGACGGGCGCCGCTCTTTACGAGTGGGCCAAGGAAGCGACTGGCGCTCAGTTGATGGCAACCGTGCGCTACCCGCTCCCCACGGAAAAGTGGAACTATCCTGATGCGCTGATGCTTGCGTCTCAGATGGTCTACTTCAAGCCTACGTCGAAGCTGAACGAGTTCAACGATCTGATTTTCAAGGCCTTTTACGGCCGTCACCCCAACTGGAGATAACAACCGATGTGTGGAATTTTTGGTTACGTTACGGCGCGTCCGTCGGCGCGCTTTGCCCCTGTTCTCATGCAGGGCTTGTTCGTGGACTCGCTTCGTGGTAGCTGCGGTACGGGTATCTACGCAGCCGACCTCAAGGACGAGAAAGCGTTCACGTACAAGCGTGCCTTGATCGGGCCGGACTTCCTGAACTCACAGCAGTTCGCGCAGTTCCGCGCCCGGCAGGACAGGAGCCAAGTCGTGATCGGGCACAACCGAGCGTCCACCATTGGTGACGCACGGGACGAGCACTGCCACCCGTTTCACTTCGGGCACATCGGGTTTGTCCATAACGGAACGCTCCGCGACTACCGCGGGCTTGTCAAGGACAACAGGTTCTCCCACGGCGTCGACTCGGCCTACGCAGCGTATTCTCTCTACGAGAACGCCGACCCGTTGGCCACTCTGGAGAAGGTCCAAGGTCCGTACGTGTTCGTGTGGCACGATATGGAGAAGCAGACGTTCAACATCGCCCGCAACAACAACCGGGACATTTGCTACGTGCTCGACAAGGACCAAGAGACCCTGTTCTTCGCGTCCGAGTTCGGTATGCTGTCGTGGCTGCTCGAGCGCAACAGCGTCGATATCGGTAACAACAAGTTCCGCAACCCGAAGGAGCACACGCTCATTTCGTGGGACTTGACCAAGCCGTTCACCAAGGCCCCGAAGATTGTCCCCTACAAAGAGTACGTCCCTCCCCCTTTCGTCTCAAACAACTTCGGGGGCGGAAGGGTGTCCTACATGGACCGGCTGATGCAGGAATTAGAACTCAAGCAGGACGAAATGCTGATGTTCGAGATGGAAGGCTGGGAATCCTACGACGATTATCGAAAAGATGACGCCGCGCGTCGTGGGTTCATTCACGGCAAGGTGTTGGCCCCCGGCCGCAAGGTGGACGGAGCGTACATGAAGCTCCACGCCATTCTGTCCGAGGAAGCCACGAAGTGGCTCGAAGCCAAGTACGGCAAGGGCAAGTTCAGCACCGTCCTACAGCAGTGGGAGAAGTCCAAGAGCACCGACATAATCTCCATCAAGGAGCCTGTCGCGCTGCTCAAGGACGGCAAGACGATGACCAAGGAACAGGCCGCGGAGTTTGCCAGCTCCCTGCTGCCGGCACTTCCTGCCCCGGCGAAGGCGGACGATGCACTGGAAGTAGAGGTTCTCTACCAAGGTCCGGACAACACGTTTCTCGACGAGGAAGAATTCCTTGAGCTAGTCAAGTGCGGGTGCATGTACTGTGGCGAGTCCATCAATACGCAGGATTCCGAGGAAATCATCTGGTGCGAGTGGACGGCCGGATCTGATCCCGACCCTCTGTGCAAGCGTTGCCAAGATTCTATCCCGGCTGTGAGGGAGATGCGTTCGTGGGGCGTGGTATTCCCACGCGACTTCGTAGGCGCTCGTTCAGCCGCCGCTGTAAACCGTCGCAAGGACAACTAACATGGGGCTAGTAATCTCGAACTACTACGGGGGCACAGCCAAGGCCATTGCCAAAGCCCTCAAGTGGAAGGTGTCTTTGTCTGCGGAAGGCCGCGTGCGCCGTGGTAACGAATTTCTTAACTACGGCACTACTCGGCGCATCGTATACCCGCACGGCTCGGTGGTGCTAAACGAGCCGCATAAGGTGTTCTTGGCGGTCGACAAAGCGAGGACGCTGCGTATGCTTGCCGAGGCGGGCGTACCGACCTTGACTTTTACCGATAACGCCGACTCCGCGGTCGCGTGGTTGTCGGAAGGTCGGTCCATTGTGTGCCGCAAGGTGCTTAACGGACACAGCGGCATAGGCATTGACATTATCAAATTCGCGGAGTGGAAGGCAAATGGCAGGCGTCAGCCACAAATACCCGAAGGTGTCAAGCTGTTCACGCGGTACTTTCCGAAGCAGGAAGAAGTACGGGTCCACGTATTTCGAGGCGAGGTCATCGGGTACGCTGCAAAGCGAAAAAAGAGAGATGTGGAGGCGGATAACTGGGTCCGCACCCACGGAAACGGTTGGATTTTCGCCACAGAAGACGTTATCCGCAACGAGCAGGCCTGCGCTGCGGCTGTACGATCAGTGGGTGTACTTGGACTGGACTTCGCGGGAGTCGATGTGGGAATCGGCCGAGAGGGTGTCGCGGTATTTGAGGTCAATACCGCCCCCGGTATGGAAGGTCGAACTCTCGCCGCGTACGTCAATAGTTTCAAACAGTATTTCAAACAGCAAGGAGCCTAAGAAGATGGCACAAGAGAAGCACTTCAGGTGGGTCGATATCCCGGGAGTCAAGCACCCCGCGCTGAACGACACGCACGTAATCCGCACGATGTACCAAGAGCCGAAGTTTGGACTAGCCTCGACTGGTAACTGCGGAGTGGCCATGATCCAGAACGTAGCGTTCGGGCAGCAGGTGCTGAGTTGGGGGTGGCCGCCCGATGCGTCACAGTGGGGGCAGCCTCCTGCTGACTACTGCAAGCTCGCGCAGAAGCACATCAGGGAAATGGCCGGCAAAGACGAACCGGAGGTCTCTGTACGGCAGACTGCGGACGCCATCACGAGGGCTGCGAAAAAGACCGGCTACAACTGCTTTATCATGACTGACTCCGCGAACAAATACTCCAAGGAAAGGGGGCTTGGTCCGCGGATCGACTGGACAACGCTTGACTTTGCTGAGTTTCTGTGGGAGCATAAGATCGGCTACGTGGTGCGAGGCCCCCTGTCGATCAACCACGCTCACCAGAGGCCCGGAGACGTCAGCTTTGCTCGGGTGTGGATTTGGTTCCCTCCCAGCACTGTTGTGTTCAAGGACAGCAGATACCTTGGGCACGGGGAGTCCAGCAAGACGGCTCAGGAGGCGTACGACAGCGCCGTCAAGCTCAAGCACCCGATTGTCTCGGCGTTCGGCACCGACCAAGCCCGGCTCTTACGCGCCTTCAAGGGCTGGGACGAGAATCGTTGACTTTTACGGAGTTCTGTGATACCCTAATTAAGTATTAGTATTATTTATATATAATAATAATAATAAATATATATAATAATATTAATTATTCTTAGTAGGGGTATTAAGAATAACAAAACCCCCAAGGTGTGAGCCTTGGGGGAGTAACCACCAAAAACAAAACCAAAGGTAATCCGTAGTGAAATCGAGAGACAGGTATTACGAAGGCGTAGACGAGAATGCTGAGTACGAGGCGCCGTGGACCTCGTACGACCATGACCTAGACTTCAACCAAGATCCGGAGACAGAGTATGAACCTGAAACAGATGATGACTGGGCTGGCGCAGAAGACGACGATATCGACGGAGACGAGGGAGATGGCGTATAGCGCCTTCTTCATTCTGCAGGCCGTGTTTTGGGGTTATTGCGCAGCGATGCTCGAATCAACCCCTGCGCGGATTCTCGCGTTCATCAACGCGCTGATCTACGTGTTCCTGTACTACGTCAACACCGACGGAGATAAACAGTGACTAACACCCCTACTTGCCCGGGCGCAAACCCGCGTCACTGCTGCAAGTCTTCGTTGAAAAGCGAAGTCGCTAAGTGGAAAGCCGCGTACGACGCTTCGCGGAAGAATGAGGAGCGGCTGCTCCGGGAAATCAAGTATCTGCGCCAATACGGAAACAAGGACTGCACCTACATGGCCGAGCAGGCGATGGCGGCAGGCACGATGGACGTGACGCCATGAACGAAGAACAGTTGAAGGTACTGCGGAACACCGTCCTCCTGATTCTGGAGGCCGCGGCTAGCGGGCAATTCACGCAAGATCACTGGAACAGTCTTGCTGACGCCTACATGACCAAGATGCAGGAAGCCATAGAAAAGGATAAACTGGCCAATGATGGGACTTGAAGCCATGACACTGGACTTGCACAAAGGGGAATCCAAACGGGAGATTTGCCCCAAGTGCGGGGGAGGGGCGTCCAAGGAGCGGACCCTCTCCATCACCGTAGACGAGGATGGGTGGTTGCTTTGGCATTGTTTCAGGGCCTCCTGTGGGGCCCAAGGACGAAAGCTCCTGTGGGGGGTGGTAGGGCAGGATGGGGGGACCCCCAAAAAGCTCCCTAAAGCCTTTACAGGGGCTTTGGTGGACATACACAACACTCCGGCAGGGAAGTGGTTAGAGGAGAAATTTGGAATCCTTACCTATAAAGGTAGGTGTGTAACTGAGTGGCGGTACGCTCCGGAGTGTGATAGGATATATATTCCCTACTACGGCCCTGACGGGCAATTTCGGGGGTCTTTGCTTCGGGAGTGGAAGACTCCTCTTACTCCCCGTAACTTGGTGTACAAGGAGATTCTGGATGAACCGTTCATTGGGTGGTTCCACGAACCTGACAACACACCTCCCGTTCTGGTTGAAGATGCTATCTCGGCTCTTAAGGTGTATCAAGCCGGTCTCAACGCGATCTCGCTTTGTGGCACGCACCTATCGCCCACGATGGTAAGGGAGATCCTGTCTAAGTATCCGCGAGCTGTGATTGCACTAGACAAAGACGCCACGGCTAAGGCCGTAGGCTACGCAGGAACTTTTAGACACCTACTTGGTCTAAAGGTTTGGAAGCTAGAAAAAGACCTCAAGTACGAAGAAGAAGAACGAATCAGAGAGGCGTATTATGGAAAAGCGACTGATTTCAGCCGCGATCAAATCCCGGAAGGCATTTGACGAGATTTTTTCCAAGATTGATCCCGACAAGTTCTCCGCCCAAGGCGCATTTGTCGGTAAATCAATCAAGGAATACTACGAGCTGGACAAGGACGTTCAGCAAGCCGACGTTAATGTACTGAAAGAACGGTTAGCTAATGTACTGCGGAACGACAAGCACATTGCTGCGGTCCACGACTACCTTAGCGACCTAGACCCCGAAGTGTCCGTGCCTAATCTGGCACACGACATTAGGCTCTTTCAGCAGCTGCGAGTCGGTGACGAGCTGAGCTTGGCTCTGGTTAACCGGGAAGACACTACAAAAATCCGGGACCTGATGACCAAGTACGAAGACCTCACGCACACAGAAGAAGAAAAAAGCGATGAAGAAGTATTCGTCCGAAAACCAATCCGACAACTCCTTGAAAAGTCCTTCGATCCCCGAAGGCAGATCCGACTGTACCCGCGAGAACTTAACGACCGCTGCGATGGTGGAGCCCGTCCCGGGCATCATATCCTTGTATATGCTCGACCGGAAATCGGGAAAACTCTCTTTGCTCAGAACCTGTGCGCAGGATTCGTTAGACAAGGACTGCGAGTGCTCTACTGCGGAAACGAAGACCCCGCCTCTGACATTCTCCTTCGGTTCATTTGTCGACTGAGCAAGATGACTAAGCAGGCTGTGATGGAGAATCCAGATGAAGCTGAAAAACGTGCTTACGGAGCCGGATACGAGCATCTTGTTGTCGCATCTCTGGCACCGGGAAACTTCTTCGAGATACGTAAGTTGGTCGTCGAGCACAAGCCACACGTCGTCGTACTTGACCAGCTCCGTAATCTGGAAGTCAACTCCGAAAGTAGGGTCCAAGCTCTGGAGAAAGCAGCTACCGAGGCCCGTAACCTTGCAAAGAGGCATAACCTACTCGTTGTCTCGGTTACGCAAGCTGGAGAATCAGCTGAAGGGAAAGCCGTCCTAGGACGGGATGACATTGACTTTTCAAAGACCGGAATCCCCGCACAGGTGGACTTGATGATCGGCATTGGGGCCGACGCTACAATGGAGCAGCATGGAATCAGAACTATCAGTTTACCGAAAAACAAGTTGAGCGGCCGGCATGACCACTTCGTCGTCACAATCAATCCCGCAATCGGGACAGTCCAATCTTCCTAAGTGGCTTACTGACCCCGACCCCTCCATTTACCTAGGTAACAACTATGTCGTCCTTGACTTTGAGACTACAAATTACGACAAAGGATCAGCGATTGATCCAAGAAATCGAATCATCCTTGCGCACTATAGACTGGGAAAGGATCACCCGCTTACGCGAGGCGGGTGGAGAATGGCAGGATGTACGGATGTTGGGTCTGAATTTGAACAGGAGCATCTCAAACAGGCAATTGGACAAGCTGATTTCATTGTTGCTCACAATGCGAAATTTGAGCTGCAATGGCTCCGTAGGGCAGGCACAAGCCTTAGAAGTGTGCTCCCATACTGCACACAGTTGGGGGAATACGTTAGAGCTGGTAACAGAAGAAACCCCCTTGGACTCAACGCCACAGCAGCTAGATATGGACTCGGAGGTAAAAAGCAGCTAGTAAATTCTTTGATTAAGGGCGGCGTAAGCCCTGAAGAAATACCTACGTCGCTCCTAGCAGACTACTGTGCGGAAGACGTCTGGTTGACTGAGCAGATCTTCCTAAAACAACGAGAACTAATGCAGGAAGAAGGTCTATTGCCAGTGTTCTACTGTCGCAATATCTTCACTCCCGTACTAGCCGACATGGAATTTGAGGGACTACAACTTGATCGACAAAGAGTTGATGAAGAACATCGAAGAATTTTTGGACAGTTCGCTGACGCTAAACGAGAACTTGATAAACTATCTGGCGGAATTAATCCTAACTCATCAAAACAACTCAGAGAATTCCTTTACGACAAGCTTAGATTCAGACCACCTACGGACGCTAGAGGGAATCCTCTCAAAACACCGGGAGGAGAGTACGCTGTTGGTAAGGCAGTTATTGGTCTCCTCCAAGCTGAAAACGCTGAACAAAGAGAGTTCCTACGCGCTTATCGACGGGTTAGTCCGCTTAAGAAACGCCTTCAGATAATCGAGTCAATGAAGCAATGTTGCGAGGAAGACAATGGTCAAGTATTTGCGTCGTTTAATCAATCGGTCACCCAAACCCATCGACTATCGTCTAGTGGACGTAAGTGGGGATTTCAGTTTCAAAACTTTCCTAGAAACTACAAACCCCTATTTTGCGCTAGGAGTGATGGCCGCGTGTTGGTCGAAGGAGACGCACCCCAACTGGAGTTTCGGGTTGCCGCAGAACTCGGAGACGACTACCGAGCAATCCGAGCAGTTTGTGAAGGGGTGGATGTCCACGCGCTTACCTCCCGCGTTATGGGTCTCGGACGGACTGAGGCTAAGCCATACACATTTAAGCCACTTTACGGTGGGAACTCGGGAGGCACCAAAGAGCGGGCTTACTATGAAGCTTTCAGACGGGAGTATGAGAGCATTTATAACACTCAAAGAGGCTGGGTATATAAAGTTCTGGCTGATAAGTCTCTCCGAATCGCCTCCGGACTCGTCTTTTATTGGCCAGACACTAGAATGCAAGCCTCCGGATACGTGGTCAATACGCCATCCATTTTCAACTACCCCGTACAGTCATTTGCAACAGCAGACATTGTCCCAATCGCAGTTACAGCCCTATGGCATAGGATTGGGGGAAACTCTGAGGTAAAGCTTGTTAATACAGTTCACGACTCTGTTATTGCAGACATACCCGAAAGTATGCTACAATATTATCGTGGAGAATTAATTAAGGCGTTCACAGAAGACGTCTACACGATAGTGGAGAAACTGTATGCTAAGCAACTTAAAGTTCCCCTTGGTGTTGGGATCAAGTATGCCAGACACTGGGGAGAAGGAGACGAAGAAAAAGTGGAGCCTGTTGAGAAAGTCAACTCGTTCCTATCGTCTGATCTGGGGCACGACAATCGGAGAGCTAGAGAATGAAGTAACCCGGTTTATGCGTAATCGGAGTGCGGTCAAGATGGTCGGTACTCCTTTCCGTGATGTTGGTTGGTTTCAAGCAGTGACATTTGAGGATAATAACTAATGCAAGGCCGAATCAAGTTTCTCAACGAGCGCGAGTGGAACGGCAAGAGTCTGTACTCGTTTAAGCTCGAAAACGACGAAGCTTCGTATATGTGCGGCGGCGATAAGCCGAACGCATCTAAGGGTGACTTTGTAACCTTTGAGGTTCGCCAGAACCAGAAGGGCCAGAACATCGTGGACGTCAAGACCCTTGCGGTCAAGAAGTCTGAGGTTGTGTCTGGCGCTGCTCCGAGCGCCGGTCGGGAGGGTTACTGGTCGCAGCGGGAGAAGTCGGATGATACGCGCCAGAGCCGCATTGAGTGGCAGGCAGCGCGTAACAGTGCCATCGCTCTGGCTGATGTGATCCTGAAGAACGCGGCGCTAAAGATGCCGGCTAAGGAGACTGCCAAGTACGACGCTGTCGTAGCTCTGGTAGCCGAGCTGACTACCAAGTTCTTTGAGGAGACCAAGACGCTTGGTGCCAAGCCTGCGGCTCCGAAGGAACCGGAAGTAGTCATCAATCCGGAAGCCCCGATGGACGGCATTCAGGAGGATTGGGATGAATAATGCCCCGGAAGTGGTTGTCAAGGACAGGCTGTACGAGAATACGAACTACGCTGTACACATTGTTCGTGTTCCTGATATGCATTTCGATACTTATGCGGTTATTAACAAAGGTACAGGGGTGATCGAGCAGATCCACCCTAACCGCTACAATATCGAAAAGATCGCGGATCAGTTCGACCAGTGGCTGGTGTCTGGCCCGAGTCCGCAGGACGATGTAGCAGCTTTCCTTGAGCAGTTCGGTGATTTCACCGGAGGCAAGTCAAACTAATGAAGATTATAATGCTTATAGTGTGCGGTCTGGGCGTAGCGCTAGAACTGGCGCAGCAGCGATGGTCAGGGGCTGTGTGGGCCATGTCAGCGCTGATTTGGTCTCAGCTAGCTTTGGCTGACTAAAATGAGCAAGCCCGTCATTCTGGTAGATGGTGACGGGCTTCTCTACCGCTGTGGTTTTGCAGTAGAGAAGACCCGCTACTTGATAGAGCACGGCAAAGGCCACTTCATTCCTTGCGACAACATGGCGGAGGTACGAGAAAAGACAAAGGATCTTCTGGAGGGAACGTATGAAATCTGGAGCCGAAAGACTGTCGAGCCTGTACAGAATGCTTTGTTCCTTGTCAAGAATGTTGTCAGCAAGCTGTATGACCGCTATCAAGGCTATCAGATGGAGATGTATTTAACGCCATCAGTAGGTAACTTCCGTGAGCAAATCGCAACGACGCTCAAGTACAAAGGCAACAGGGACGCGCAGCAGAGGCCGAAGCACTACAAAGCAATTGCTGACTACCTTGTACAAGACTTTGGTGCTCAATATTCAGTCAATCAAGAAGCAGATGATGACCTTGGGATACGAGGCACGGTTCTGGATGACGCTGTTGTGGTTAGCTTGGACAAGGACCTAGACCAGATTCCCGGCCGGCACTTTAATTGGGTAAAAGAAGAAGAATATGTCGTCAGCAAAAAAGACGGAACAATCAACTTTTACAGCCAAGTTCTGGCTGGAGATCCCGTCGATAACATTCAAGGCCTCACCGGAATTGGACCTGTCAAAGCCCGTAAGCTGCTCGACACCGCAACTTCAAGTAAAGATTGCTGGCAAATTGTACGAGATTCCTATAAAGGTGAGTACGGTGAAGCTGGAGAAAGTAGAGCCGTCGAAAACGCAAGACTCTGTTGGGTAAGGAGAGAGCATGGGCAAATCTGGCAGCCCCCCGCCTAATGAAAAGAAAAAGATCAAGTGGTTCTTTGAGGAGCGGGATGACGAAGAAATCTGCCCTCTCTGCGAAGGAATGGGCGGTGAGCATAACGGGGACGAGTGGTACGACTGTGATCGGTGCGAAGGGACGGGGGTGATCTTTCATGGCGAAAAGTAAACGACCGGCAAAGGCCAACAGCTTCCTGTCAGGATTGGAGCGCCGGATCTTCGCTGAGCTAGAGAAGCACGACATTAAGGTACGCTACGAGCCTGATCGTTTTGTGTACAAGAAGCGCACCACGATGACGTTCTGTAACACTTGTGGAACAAAGGATACCTACAAACTTGCTCGCTACACACCCGACTTCCGCATCGGCAAGAACATTTACATCGAAACTAAGGGAAGGTTTACGTCGAGTAATCGTAGTGCTATGGTGGATTTTCTTCGCAGTCACCCTGACTTTGATCTTCGCTTCTTGTTTGGTGCTGACAACTTTCTTACTGCCAACCATCGGACTCGGTATTCTGATTGGTGCGATAGCATTGGAGTGAAGTATGCCATCAAGGAAATCCCGAAAGAGTGGATCGACGACGCCCGCAAGCAGCTTGCAGGTGGGAGGGAGCCACTATAAGAGCTACGCAATACAACCGGCTGAATTTATCCACAAAAATAAGTTGGGGTTTCTAGAGGGAAATGTAATCAAGTACGTGTGCAGGCACGGCATGAAACACGGCATAGCGGATCTGGAGAAAGCCCGACATTACATAGACTTGCTACTGGAATGGGAATATGGCACTACAACTAAAACTAACAGAAGCCGAACTCCGATTCGTACTCGAAACACTTGACGGCGCTCGAGAAGAATTCGAGGAACTTGTAAAGACCGAAGACTGGTACGTTACTGAGATGGACGAGCGCTGTCTCACCGCGTACAACATCATGAAGTACGCAGAAAAACAAGAGGTTAGCGATAGTGAAGCTCCCTACTAATAACGAACGAATCTTGGTAATCCCGGATCTGCAGGCCCCGTTTCACCACAAGGATTCTATCCCGTTCCTTGATGCCGTGGACAGGACAGTATTATCTACTAAGGTGGTAAGCATCGGTGATGAAGTCGATCAGCACGCTTTGTCTCGTTATCCTCATGACCCTGATGGCATGTCAGCAGGCGCAGAGTACCGAGAAGCGACCAAATTTATGCGCCAGCTATATGAACGGTTTCCCGAAGCAAGTGCCTGCTACTCGAATCACACTGACCGAATCTTTCGCAAAGCGTTTGAAGCAGGAATTCCCCGAGCTTACCTTCGATCAATCAAGGAGTTTATGGGGGCTCCTGATACGTGGAACTGGCGGCGAGAGTGGCGAATTTGTGACATTATTTTTACCCATGGAGACAGCGCCAAGGGCACTCAGCCTCACAAACTCCTTGCACAATCTAACCTGTGCTCAACGGTTATTGGCCATCACCATTCCTCACCGGGAACTGCATTCCTCGCTAATGACAACAAGACCATCTTCGGACTCAATGTAGGATGCCTAATCAACCGTGACGCGTATGCCTTCCACTATACGAAATACAACCGATATCAGCCTGTGCTTGGATGCGGCGTTATCCTCCACGGAGTTCCGTACTTCATCCCTATGCAGCTTACTAAAAGCGGAAGGTGGGACAAAGAGATCAACCTCTAATGATCCACCCGAAGTTCGTGGAGCGGCTAGGGAAGGTCTACGTGGACAAGTTACTAAAAGACAAACCAGCCGCAAGAGAGTGGTCCCATAGGTTCCTTCCTAGTGAATTGATTGAACCTGTGGCTAAGGCGTCAAAAGAGATCCTAAAGAAGCGTGGCTTCAAGGTGCAAGACTAATGTTCGCAATCAAGTTCTTTCTGGTTATGGTTGGCATGTTCCTAGTAGACATGGCGTGGACGTACTACATGAAGTACGTAGCCGCGGACAGGGCCTACCTAGCAGGGTTCTGGAGTTCTGTCCTAATTCTGCTGAGCGCATTCGTTACGGTAAACTACGTTCACGATTACCGACTCGTGGTGGCTGCGGTTATCGGTGCGTTCTTTGGTACTGTAGTGGCCATGAAGTGGAAGAAGGACAGTGGCAAGGCCTAGCCTAACAGCAATAGCCTATGACAAAAAAGGGCGGGTCCTGAGCATAGGAAGAAACTCCTACGTCAAGACCCACCCTTTGCAAGCTAGTATTGCGCACCAGCTTGGGGAAGATGCTAAAATTTATCTACACGCTGAGGTAGCTTGCCTTGTTAAAGTTAAAGATTGGAGCAAGATTCATCGAGTGGTTGTTACTAGGTTCGACGCTAGCGGCAAGCCTGTTCTCGCTCGCCCTTGTCGCATATGCGCTCGTGCTCTGGCTTTGGCTGGAGTCGATAACATAGAGCACACCTAGCCCGGCAAGTCGTCGTCTTCTACTTCGTAATCGTCCGGCTCAAACTCCTCAACGTCCCCCGGCCAAGCGATTGGTTCGGGGGATTTTTTTATGTGTCGGATTGTGTCCTGCGCCAGTACCGAATGCCGACCGTAGCTAGGAACATGGACAACAGCAGACCTTGATACCATAGCGGTGTTCCTTGCAGAGCTTCAAATCCATCCCGCACGTACTTCGCGCCGCTCGGGATAAAAGCCATGACCGCAGGAATCGACACAACAATCAAGGTGTATTCGTCCTTCCACGAAGTCTCCGCTTGTCGCGCAAACTCCATCTCCCAGTTCATATCGGCCGTCAAGCCCATCTTGACTAGCTCGACTTTGCGCTGGTGAACAGCCTCGGCGTACTCAGCTTTCTGCTTACGCTCTTGGTGGCGCAGCTCTTGCCGCGCCTTCATATAGTCTACGACAGGGGCCGCAAGCCCCTGCGTAACGCCCTTGATAATGTCTAGGATTCCGGCCATTGGCCACTCTCCATCATTCGTGATAGACGCTTAGCGCGCCCCTTAACTTGTCTGGCCCACAGACTCTTTAGCATCTGTCTGGAGGCTTCTTGGTAGTCGCCGTCCTTGATGTGCCCTAGCGTAGTGTAGAACTTGCTAAGTGATGTGATGCCTAGGTTGTAGCACATATCCACTAGGACAGCCTTGCGAACCTCGTCTAGCTCGTTGTACCAAGGAAAGGTACGCTCTAGCTCTACTTCGCACTTCTCGATACGGTTACCCAGAATGAATGCAATTTCTTCCGGATAGAGTCCCACATCTTCGAGGTTGAATCCGATTCCGATGGTGAGTTTACCGACTGTGTCCTCATATGGGAATCTACGTACACCTTCATGCAAAGTAAGTAGTTCATTGATGTTCTTTGGCATTACCTAGTCTCTTGTTCATAGAACATGGCACCCAAGGCCCCAATGTCCGAAGCGATAGCTGCGGGAACTGCCTTTAGGGACGGGGCCATGGCCGCGTACTGTAGCGCCCGTCGAAGGCGGGCAGGGTCAGAGATAACTGCGTGCGCGTCCTTAGCACTCATCCAGCTATAGGCTTGGCGCCCTGCCGTGATGAATCTCTGGACTCTGTGCAGCGGACCAAACGCTGCGCGGGTAGCTGTGGTAAGTAGGTTGGTGGACGGCGTGCCCTTGCTTACACCCTGCTGGGAGTTGAGCAGCAGCGCATCCCGTAGCGTGCCCAAGTTACGCAGGTAGTCCCCGCCTTGTGCTCCCATTAGTCTCTGGAAGTTGCGGGCCTTGGTCGACGTCAGGAACTTCGACAGAGCTTCGGCCGACGGTAGCTTATCAGCGCCAAAGCGGACCCTGAGCTGAGACACAGCCTCCTCTTGGATCAGCTTGACTAGGGCTGGGTCAGTCTTCTCTAGGTGAGAGATGAGCTGTGAGTAGGAGCCTTTGTCCATCTTAAGGTCTGACATATCCCGCACCAGACGGTGCGGGCTGTACTTGAACTTGGAGCCGAACACGTTGTACCAAGCTTCGCTGTGCGCCTTGGCTAGGGCCTTGGCTCGTACTTCCTGCTTAGCAACAGCTTCTTCCATAGCACCCATCTTGGTGATAGGCGTGCCTTCTGGGAATAGGACTTCTAGGTGCCGTCGGAACTTGTTGACGAACTGGTTGTGTGCGTTTAGGCTGACCTCGCCGTTACGCGATACGGAGTCCTTGTACTTCTTGAGAGCCACCTTACGCAGAGCATTCATGGACTCCTCATCGGACCCCACAATCTCCACCAGACGCTCTAGGTACTTGGCGCTCTCCGGCGTAAAGATGTTATTGAAGACCTGTTTGCCGGTAAGTCCGTCGGGATCTCCGGTAGCCAGTACGTCACGCACAGCCTTGCGATCAAAGATATCGTGGCGGAGTGTGGTCATCTCTTTGCGCTTGAGCCACAGCTCTACCGTATCCCTAGCCGGCGTTGGGCCGGTGTGGGACATTTTAACTATAGCTTCCTCTAGAATGGAAGCAATATTAGCAAGATAGCTTACATCAGGAGTGTCCACGCCCTTGGCTGGCGCTCTTTGAATGTTTCCAATGTGTCTACCAAGCTTGGTGTGAACATCGTCTACAAGAGCGAAAGGAACCTCCCCTCCGTTCTTTCGTATAAGTTCAAGCAGCCCGTCTATGTGAGCTACCACAGTCGTGTCGCCAACTGCCGCATTTAGTGACGGCACGCCGCGAGATAATCTTGCCCGCATCTCTAGAAGCGGCTGGAGCAGGAGGTTCTTATCTGAGATGTGGACCGTTACATTACGGCCATTTTGTTCCACAGCCTGCGTTAGAGCAGCTTGCTGCGAGGCTACCTTGTCCTGTAGCTCGTAGAACTTCGTGCCAGAAATGTTGCCGCCCGGGGACTCTACGCCCCGTAGCTCGGTAATCAACTGGTCGTAGTCCAGATTCTCGTCGATGTTGTCAAGCTCTTTGCTGATCTTACGTCGACCAGCCACAACTCCCTTCTGGGCTTGGGCTTCCTGAGACTGGCCCGCACGGGCATAAGCCTCAGCTTGAATATCCAGCCCGGCTTGCTCAATGTCGTCAATCGTGTTCTTGCTCTTTGGGAATAGCTCATCCCACAGCAAGGACAGAACACGGGTGTTACGGGACTTCTGATCCCGGACCTCGGAAGCAATCTTCTGGGTGCCAGCACCTGCGTGCTGTGCCTCGATAGTAGCTTCGGTATCCTTTACTTCAGAGATGCCGGACCGCTGAGGGACGGTCGGGTTGAACTGCTCATCCGCTCCCGGACGAAGCGCATTGACGTCGTCCGCAGTCTTGGCGGAACTGGCCATATTGGTATCGAAGTCATCCAGAATGCCAGTAGCCGTGTCCCTAGAGAACAGCGAGTTCTTGGGGGATACTCGGCTCCACGCCATTGGAGCGCCGAACAGGGTGGCGGTGCCGCCTACGATCATACCGTAGCCTTGGGCCAAGGTATCAATATCTTCGTCTGACAAGCCCTCGTTAATGCCCATCTCGCGGCCCTTACGGAGCGCCGCTCGACGCCAAGCGAATGCGTTGGCACCTGACGTAGCACCGCCAACAGCCACACCGCCTGCGGGCGACAGAGCGCCTGACGCGACAGTTGCAGCAGTACCTAGGGCTAGGTCCGTGCCCATCTCACCCCACATGGCTGGCTTGCCAAAGGAGTACAGGACGCCCGTATCTACCTCTTTCCACCTAGCTACAGGCTTGGAGATATCTAGGTACTGTACCTTACCGTCAACTACCCGAGTTAGCTCACTCGGATCATAGTCCGAGTTTGGAGCTAGCTTCTCCTTGACTTTGCGGCCGATGTACGTACGAGCGTACTCCGGTCCTGCCGAGTAGTAGCTAATATCTTGGTAGTCCTTTAGGTCCAGCGCGCCCTCGCCGGGCTTGTCCCGTAGGATACCCTTCTTGGCTAGGTCAATGTCGTAGCGATTGTCGACGCTCTCTATTGGCTCGCCCTTCACGAAGCGTCGAGCATTCTGTGGCTCTACGTTGAATGGTGTTACGTCAATAGTAAAGCGCCCGCGCTTCTCGGTCTTGGTGCCGGGAGTCTTGGCTAGCTGACGCTTGGCTAGCTCACCTACAATGTCTGCGTCCGAGTGTCCGTCTGCTCTAGCCTTTTCGATAGGGAAGTTGTGCCGCTTCGCAAGCTCGTCTGCGATCTCGGCATCCGTGTATCCGTCTCGTCGTGCGGCTTCGATATCCATTAATACTCACTCAGGGGCTTCTTGGCCTTCGGAGATACGATCTGGTTGTACAGGTCCATCGGCAATACGCTCTCGTCGTGCCCGGCCGTCTTCAGGACGGAACCAGTCACGGCCTTGTCTAGCTTCAAGTTACCGATGATCTTGTTGCGCTGATACTCTAGCACAGATTTAAAGTCTGAGACCTTGCTCATGGTGCCTAGCTGCTTCAGTGCGTACTGCATGTCGGCGTCGGTAATACCGCGCCCCCCGCCCGAAGTACCCATGTTGTTGATACGGGCAAGGGAGTAGGCCAGCTCAATTACCTGTGCCTGCGCCACCGCAGCATCTTCTGTTGGGAAGTATTTACTGGCAAATCGCTTGAACCCAGCTTCGTACTTCTCACCAATAGCCTTGTCTTGGGCAGTGAACTCAGCAAGGTTCATCACCTTACCAACGAAGTCAGTGGCAACACCGGACCAGCCAGTGATACCGCCACCGGGGTTAGCGTCTAGGGTCTTGGTCAAGTCGTCGATGACCTGCACCGCAGCGCCGGCACCCTTGATAGAGTTGCCGAAGTTGATGATAGTACCGCTTACGTCCGTAGGAGTAATGACCGAGGCCCCGCCTACTGACACGTTCATGCCGCCAAGGGACTTAACTTCCTTGATTGTGCCGTCAGGGTTACGCTGAATGGCGAATGATCCAGTAGCTTCTCGGCCTTGTAGACCAAGCTCAGCACCAGAGGCAAACGACCACGGTACTTCCTTTTCACCAGAAGCAACGCCGGCTTTTACTCCGCCCTTCCTGATTAACTCTACTTTCTCTTGTGGAGTGGTGGCGGCTACTACCGTGCCGTCTGGTAGCTTGAAGTTCTCAATGTCCGCTCCGCCCTCGGAGGGCTTCCACGGAGTCTGGAACTGCTTGTGGGCCAGCGCAGCAAGATTGGCGCCTGCACCAGTTTGTCCAGCAGCAGCCATCCCTGTAGCCGTACGCATGGCTACGTTACCGAAGTTACCCATGTTACCGGGGTCTTGCGCCTCGCGCTGCATCATCGTAGCGGCCATAAGCCCGGGGGTCGACAGCTCTCCGCCCGTGCGATTAAGCATACGCTCCTGCACGCGCTGTCCCATATCTCCAAGTTCTGATGGATCAGAGTAAGCCATATTGTCTGAGAGCCACTTTTGGTACGACTCCTCTTGCTTCTTGTCTTTCTTGGCTTTGAACATGAAAGGCCCGGCAACTGGGATCATTGCCGTCAAGAAGTCACGGAGACCGATTTTATCCTGCTCTGGGTCTGCCAGAGTCTTGTCCCACATACCCATTAGCCCGACCCTCCGATAGCGGTGCCGGCAGCATTCATGGCATTACCGATCATGCCTGCCCACATACCTTGCTGGCCCATGTTGTAATTGGTTGCCATCTGACCTGCGCCAAGGTTAGCTCCGCTACGTGCAGAGCCTAGCTGCCCCTGCAACCCTAGCATTGCCATTAGCTGCTGATCCTGAGCGCTCAGGCCGCCGCCGCCAGCGCCGAGCTGTGACATTGCGTTCTGGAAGTTCTGCTGACCGGCCTGCTGACCAGTGCCAAACAAGCTCATAGCCCGCTGGAATCTGTCCGCTGCCCGTGAGCCCTGTAGCTGATTGAGCAGGAAGCCCCTGTTGGTAGCGTCCTGCTCCATGCCGTTGAACACCCCGGTCGCACCTTGAGCGCGGCCGAGAGCGTTATTGGCTGCCTCTTGGCTCATGCCGAAGGCCGATAGCTGACGGTTTAGGTCAGCCGTATTGAGGCTGTCCATCATGCCTTGCGTCTGATACTGGCCGGCTGTGGACGCTAAGATGCCCTTAAGGAACTGCTGGTCCATGCCGCCTTGTAGGAACCTGTCCTCGTAGGGCTGCGCCTGCTGCCGCATGGTGTCGAGCCAGTGGCCGTAGTTACCGGCCCCGCCGTTAGCCATAAGGTTATTGTACTCAGCCCACGAGTTCTGGCCAGCTTGCCCGGCTCCCTGTAGGAGCGCGTTGAAGTTGCCTTGGTCGTAGAACTGGTTGGGCATCCCGGTCTGGTTTGACATACCAAACTCGGCGTACAGCTCTGGACTAATCGCACCAAAGCCGCCAACGTCTTCTTGTGGCTGAAGCAACGAGCTAATGCCTTGCCCAGCCAAGCCGTAGAAGCCGTTACGCAGGGCTTGGTTGTTGGCGTCAAACCCCGTGGTTACGCTGTCCGTTCCGGCAGGACCCTTCCCCCGCTGGTAATTCATAGAATACCCGGGCAGAGATAGCTGCGGGGGATTCCACCGCGCTCTCTTGGCGTCGTTCTTTACGGCAGTGCCGCCGCCCCCGATACCAAACAGATTGCCTAGACCGCTAAGAAATCCCATATATTATTCCTCGTCCCTAATGGCTTTCTGCGACTTAAGGACAGCAATGTCTGTGCGTATTACTTGCAGTTCTTTCTGAATGTCTTCGAGCGAGCCTATGTACTTACCGCCAAAGTATTTGACGATAAACGCCCAGCCAGCAAAGCTGGCAGCTAGGATGCCCTTAATCACCCAATCAATAAATTCTGTATCATGCACTGTGGGCATCCTTATTCAATAACGGCGGCAGTAATTGTGGCAGCTGATGTGTCTAGCGTAGTCAAGCTAGAGGCGTCTCTGAACTGAAGTGTTCCAGAAAACACCAGCGAGTCGACGGCGTCAGAGGTATTTGTAAGCGTCCAGCTTCTTGTGCTAGAACAAGACAGCCAAGTAGACAGAGAGCTTCCTGTCGGAGTATCTCCCGTACCGGAAAAGTAAACTTCAACTTGCGATACTGTACCCGCCGTAAGCCAAGTTCCGGTGTTTGTGCCAGAACCGTTGGTGGCGGACCACGTACCGTCGTTAAGAATAGTTAAAGTAGCTACGGCATTTGCTGGAGTGACGGATGTTTTTTGGGCGTTAATATCAGCGCAAGCTACCGCCACATTGAGATAAAATTGCTTCCAAGTTCCGGCGTCCTTCGCCCATCCCTGCTGAACTTGTTTCCAAGTACCGGCGTCCTTAACTTGCGGACTAGCGGTTTTCCAAGTCCCGGCATCTTTTACCTGAATACTGGCCATTAGACCACCAACCAGATATCGCCGTTGTTACCGCCTGAAGGAGCCGAGGCGGATACTGTGACAGTACCTGAAGTGTACGCACCGCCGTGGCGCAGGAACTTGCCGTTGATTGTAGTGGCCACGGCTCCTGTAGATGTAGTTACATCACCAGTGAGCGCCGGCATCCGGCCTGCTGGCAACGTGCCGTAAAGCAGGTTAGTGGCAGTCTCGTAGTAAGTGCTGTTAGCTCCGTCTAGCGTGTCAGCATCCAGACCAGAACCGGCACCGTCATTGAGATTGGTCCAAACTGTGCGACCAGTAAAAGTTGGAAATGTAGAGAAAGTCCAAGTACCTGTAACCGTTTCATTTGACCCAACCCTAGCTAAGATAGATCCGTCTGGAATCTGCGTCTCAGCGATACTGAGAGCTGCTTGGTGTGCAGTGACAGAAGACTGCGACACCGTCTCAAGCTTAGACGCAACCGCCGTAGCTAGAGCGGAGAACTCAGCGTCAAGCTGAGAGCCAAGAATCTTCTTGTTAGGCTCGCCCGTGAGCAAGCTATCTTTGGGCGAGAAGGAAGTAATCTGAACATAGTTTGTCATTATACAAGTCGTCCAAATTTAGCAAACAGTTGTAGTTGATGCAGGCTAATGTCGGCGTTATTGACGGTAGTCTCTACGCCCAACTTAACAAACTGCCCCGATTTCTTTGCCGGCACTTCCATCTCAACAAGTCCATAGGTGCCGCCAAATTCAGATAATCCGTACTCAGCCAAGCCCCACTCGCCTCCGGTATCACCAGAGTTCAGGGTCTTAGAAGCGGAGGAGAAGGTATCTCGGAAGTCAAGGAACCACTTATAGGTAATCGTAAGTTGCCCAGATACATTCTGGACTGAACCGATTCTCTTTAGCGTCTTGATCGTATCCTGAATCTCTGGCTGGTACGCAATCCACGGAGAGTGATACTTATACACAAACCCAGCCGTGTTGTCCTGCTTACCTTCGTACTTGAAGATCTTGCCAACGGCTCCAGAGTAAGTTGTCATGCCGTCGGCTAGCGTCAGCAAGCTCTTTGGCACAAACGAATCCCACTCAGTCATTCGCCACGAATCATCTTCCATCGGCATCTTCATGTTGAAGTAGAAGATTTTACCGGCTGTAGGCAGCGCCAGAAGATACATGCCCTCAAGTGGATTGAAGGTAGAGCGGACTGTGCTAGTACCGTTAGCAGCTAGCGTAGTCGTGACGTAGTCGCGGTTGTTCTTGGACAGGTCCCGCAGGGGGTTGCCCTTCTGCTCGATCACGCGGCGTAAGCTCATCACGCCCGTACTGCCAAGAAACGCTAGGTCATCGCCATTGATGTTCTGTACGCTGTCCCTAGCCACGCATCCTACGCCAGAGATAATATCCACGACGTAGATGTTGGCTGGATCTAGGCCCAGCGAGCTGCCCGATCCATCGCCTAGCAGGATGATGTTCTTGGAACCGAATACAACTAGAAGGGAATTGAAAGCTGCAATGGCGACGATACTGTCGGCTCCATCGGCCCAAACTGATGTAAGGTTAATGGAGCCAGAGCCGGTACTGCCCCAATTAGTTCCGTCAAGTAGACCGCAATACTTAACGGTTTGACCGTCAGAAGTGCTGGCCCAAAGTCGTCCAAAAGCACTGAGAATGGCGTTGCCGTTAGGTACAGAGCCGGAAGCTGCTGTAGTTGCTGCGAAGTTACCAGTCCCATTCCATTCGATGAGAGGATGGCTCGCCTGTAATCCGTAGACCTTGCTGTTATAGTTGACAAATTGCCACCCGTTGCTAGTGATTGTCAAGGCGCCCTTTACGGAAGCGGGGGCGCTAACGCCGGAGAATATGTCGTTGTTACCGGCGGAGATAATGGTCTTGACGCCAGACGTAGTGTTGTTGAATTCAAACAGTACGTTAATGTCAGGCGTCCCGCCGATAGGAGTTACAGTTTGTGATAGCCACCCCTTGCGGGCAGAGATACGGTTGCTGTTGTCGAACACAGCGTTCAGGGCTTCGGTCGCCCACTGTGGCGGAAGTAGGGAGCCAGCGTTCTGTTTGTTCAGCCCGAAGATACCCGGAGAGGTAATCGTCAGAGCTTGTAGCGGTGCTGAGCCCATATTACGGTGCCGTCATTACGACTTCGGAAGTCATGGACGAATCGAACATGATCGCATCGGCTAGTGCCGACTCGGACTTGTTGACCGTCAACGTCATCATCTCTCCTAGTTCCTCGCCTCGCTCGTATAGGCAGTACAGGTAGGCCAGCTGTACAACTGGATCTGATGGAACAAGCAAAACCTCACCATTACCAACCAACGCGTTCTGCGGGTTGATGATGTACATAAGGATTGTCTCAGCCTCGTCCGCGATAGACGGGCTGGTGTAGAACCTTAGCTTGGTCTTGCCAGACACAGCGGTAGGATTGGTTGCAGTAATGACTGCCTCGACCTGCCCGGAAGTGCCGTCCGTAGCTTCGGCTACGCGAGTCACCTTCCACTTGGTCTGAGGGATTACCTCTAGCTCACGTTCCTTGTTGTCCGTTACTGCGTAGACCATGGTGCAGTTAGTCTGCGGGTCTACGAACAGTCGGGCTCTTTCGTTGATCTGCTCGGCAGCTTCTACCGTAGTGTAGTCTTCCAGATCGTACGATCCCGCGGACCCCGTGGTGAGCGTAAAGCTGACTTGGCGAAGTAGGTGGCTCCAAGGCCACGCATCTTCCACTACTCGCTTGGCGTCGTTGACAAACGCGCCGACCAGCTTTGAGTAGTCAGTCTCCGATACCGAGTTGACGTTGTCCTCGCGCAGTCTAGTAAGGACAGCATTCACTAGCTCAAGATATGTCATATTAAAGTGTCCTTACCCACTGGCAGATAGATCCGGCCTTAGCCACGATAGCGCTGCTTGCTACTTCTGAGGCAAACCTAGCGATCACCGTGCCAGAAGCACTGGGACGAACAAAGCCCTCGACTATGGCGATGTTGCCGAGGAGGGCGCTGGTCGCGTTAGACGCGGCCGGGGTGTCATAAGCAGAGTTGTAGCTTACCGTCATGCCGTCCGTGCCGGCCGCCGCAGTCAGGAGGTTAGACGACTGGAAGGCTAGAAGCGTCGGAGCAGCCGGGCCATTGATTGACCATCTAGAGCCGGTGGTAGTGGCAGCAGCCGTGTAGAAGATAGTGAACTTGAAGTAATATGTTTCGTTGGCATTTACCGCAAAGCTAAGCCCCGTAACATCCGCAATCGTGTTAGCCACAGCGTTGTTGTTGGTTACATCGGCAGCCAGCGCCACGACGTTAAGCGCATTTGTTATGTAGCTAGCACCCGCTTGTACGCTAGTTACTTTCTGGATGCCGTTAAGGTCAAATAGCTGGAAGCCCTTAGCATCCGTGTACTCGACCTTCTCGCCTACTGCCAGTGAGCCCTTCCACAGAATGGCTTCTGTGCCGTTATCGTCTAGCTTAACTGTTACGGTCTTGGCCCCTGTGTCTGAGTTGTACACAGAGATGTAGTCGATTACTCTCTGTGTCGACGCGGCTGGGGCCGCGACAAGGTTGACGTCCGTAGTGCCGTTCGTAGTAGTGCGGGTTCTGCCCGCCGTGTACGCTGTGGTGGTTATGTCCCGCCAAACAGCTACGCACTGTAGCGCAGCCGTTGTGTGGGCTGCGTTAAGCACGACTTGCAAGTTATCTGTAGTAGCCGAAAGTACAATCATTATGCACCGAGTCCTCTGGCTAATACCTGTGGGTGACTGAGTCCGCCTCCGCCTCCGGTCGGCGTGGCCCATATCGTGTCATAATCTGTTGCGCTGGCTTTTGTTAGAACTTGGTCTAGCGTTCCGCCAACAGGAACTCCAGTACCAGCCGGTCCCGTAGGGCCGGTAGGACCAGTTAGGCCTTGCGGCCCAGTCGGGCCAGTCGGCCCCGTTATACCTTGGATGCCTTGCGGACCCGTTGGTCCAGTAGGTCCGACAAGTGCTGTGCCCGCTCCCCAAGCTCCGGCAGTCTTTGGGCCGAAGATCGTGTCACTGGTTGTGTTAATGAGAAATCGCCGTCCACACCTTGAGTGGTGGGATCGACGGTCCCGTTTAACACGGTCTTGCCGTCTACGCCATTAGTACCGTTTGTTCCGTTAGTACCGTTGGCGCCTGTAGGACCTGCCGGGCCAGTAGGGCCAGTAAGTCCTTGTAGCCCTTGCGGGCCTGTGGGTCCTGTAGGACCCGTAGGACCGGCCGGACCCGTAGGTCCGGTCGGCCCCACAGAGCCACCACCTCCATTTCTGGAGATGGTTACACGAGTTTGTCTATCGACTAAACTCATGCGCCGACTTAGGCAGCCGGTACGACTACGCCAACGCCGCGGTCAAGCAGCTTGTCGTTTTCGGTACGGACCACAGCACCGCCGAATAGCACGTCAGCAACGAGGACGTCGCTTAGGTATTCCAGCTTGTACTGGCTCTGTACGCGAGGCTTCATCTGCTCGATAAGGATCATCGAATCCTTATGTGCGTAGATGCAGCTACGGTAGGCCGTAGATGCGTCCGTCGCAAGGAAGGACGAGCAGTTGGAGCTAACGTACACAGGAGTGCCGTATAGGTTACCAACGTAACCAGTGCGGATTGCGCCGCCGTCACCGACGAACGCCTGTTCCGTGTAGCGCGGGATGCCAAGAAGCTTACGCTTCGTGACAGGCGGAACTACCCAGAAACGATCCGTACCCGGAACGTCGATATCGTCAAGCGTCTGCATGACGCGGCGGATGCCTTCGTCAGTCAGGTCGCCGCCGTTACCAGTGTTGGTATTGGCTGACGGGTTCCAAGTCGTTGAACCGTCCGCGCCCGAGACGAAGCCGTCGCGGTTCGTGGAGGTCTTACGGAGGTTGGGAGCAATCGTACCGTGCAGATACGAGTCCACAGCAACCGCTAGCGAGTAGCTCAGATCGTCGGTGTAGAATCGACGCATAGAAGGCAGGGCCTGCTTTACGACGATATCCGGGATCTGCTTGCTGTTGTACCACCACTGGTTAATAGCGATGGTGAACTCTGACGGAGTCGTGCGGGTAGGCGTGATTACCTGACCTTCGCTACCGTCACCGCCACCAGACGATAGGGTAAACTGCGAAGCAGCCGACCGGCTCGGGGATGGGACGTGTACCGTGTCACCGTACTTGCCGGTGTGGTCCATGTTGATTACGAGGTTGGCAAGCACAAGATTGCTCTTTTGCTTTGCCGCGATTTCATCTGACCAAAGCTCAGGGATAAACGTCGCCTGAGTATAAGTAGTCAGTGGGTTAGTACCTAGGGCCATTGAAGTATCTCCTTCGGAGGTTAACTATTAACGCACGCGGCCCTCAGCGTAAGCTCTCAGCAGTTCGTCTTGGAATGTCTTGTCTTCCCACTTGGCACGCGCGGCTTGATCGCCGGAATGCACTCGCGTCTGAAGCTCCATCAACTTAGCTCGGCTGTAAGTAGGACCGTTGATTGAGGGAGTGGTCGAGGCGTCTGCTACGGTCTTGCCGGCTGCCAGCGTGTCTTGACGCTTCTTGGCTGCCTGTTCCCGCTTCTGCCTGACTTCACTCAGTTCACGATACTCGCCCCACATCTGCCACAGGGCATCTGCCGAAGCTACGTCAAAGTTATCTGCACGCCGAAATAGCTCTACGCGCGCAGCGTTACCAGTCACCCAATCCTGAAACGCAGGATCTGTTAGGTCGTTCTTGTACGATGGGTGTCGGGATTCAAACTCCCGTAGCGCGAGCTTACGTTCAATATCGTCAACTCGCGTGGTTGCTTCTTCCGCTTTACGGGCAACTTCTGACTGTCCAATTGTCTGCTGAATAGCCTTATCTGGGTCCGCAAAAATCTCGTCTACCGTGATTGGTTTACGAGGTTCGGGCACCGGCGGGGCATTTTCCTTCTTGAGATCCAGTACCTTGTCTGCTAGTTTGCGCAGGGTACCTAGCTCGTTTCCTACCTGAGATAGCCGCTTTTCAGCGTTCATGTGCATTGCTGCTAGCTCAACAGGAGACTTACCTTTGTACTTTTCTGGCAGCTCCTCCTCGGTCTTAGGAGTTACAACCTTTTCGGTTGCGTCCTGAAATTCGAGGTCGAAGTCATTTTCGTTACTGGAGAAGGGTGCTCCATTAGTCAAGTCGTTCATAGTTTCCTTTGTCTCTCGATTGTAAAGGAGATAGTTAAATGGACCGGGGTTAGTACATCTTGAGGTTAGGTGCCCCATCGGCAAGACTACCCTTATCGGTCCTCGCTTTTTGCTCTTGCATCCTAGCCCACTTGTCTGCCATCGTGGGGAAAGCTGTGCTTACTCCCATACGGTAGTCAAGGTGGCCCTTGGACACAAGACGCTTAGCCTCACCCTTACAGGTGGGGCATTCAATTGAGTGTACGGTGGATTTCACTAGGTCATCAAAGACTGTGTTGCACGCGCTACACTCGAAGTCAAATAGAATCAGTTTACTCATTTACCACCTGTCCGGTTAGTTGCTTCTTAACTTCGTTAAGTGTGTCTTCTAAGGACAAGATGTACTGGTAAACTTCATTCCTGCCAAACGCGATTGTCATGGAATCCACGGTCTGTTTGGCTCGGAGAAGGTCGGACTTCTCCTGCTGTTGGCGGAGCGTTATGTCTTCTACAAAGTTTTTCCAACCTTGTGATCCGAACAAACGCTCCATATCATCGAAGTATTTGATTGTCTCAGGGGTCAATTAAACATCCTCCTGAAGAAGTTCTTCAGTTCTAGGATACCGTCACTGAGTCTGGAGCTAAAGGGCGGCCGGTGAAACGCACCTCTACGGGCGCGGTCCAGACGGACGTCTGCCCTGTATAGTCGACCGTTCGCAGAAATAGGAACGAGGTTCCTAGGGTCTGCTTTACTTGGTCAGGGATAGGTGAGGTGCCTACTCCAAAGGCCACAGGAAGGGCCAATAGAGCGTTAGCTGGAGGGGTAGTCGACTTAGAGTGCCCTAGCTCATAGGCTCGGAAATCTGTTGCAGTGAACGCCGAGCCGTCCTCGTACGCTACTGGATCTTTCCAAGAAATCTGTTTCGGGTTTTTCACTTGGGTTTACTGTCCTTCTTTTGCTTTGCTACTTTACGATCTTCGTCTTTCTGTTTGGATTCGTGAGACATTCGCTCACGCTCCATCTGGAAATCCATGACTTTCTGGTGAGCTTGTTGCTGAACTTGTGCCGCTTGGATGTTGGCGTACTTGTTGTCGATAGCCGTCTGAGCAGCCTTAATCTCGACCTCGTCGTCCGCGAACTCAGCCTTAATCATCTCACTCATGGTCTTGGCCTTGATGAGATCAATGTTGGCAGCGATCTGAGCAATCTCAGCTTGAATCTTCTGCATCTCAACCACAGCCCCTTGCATCTGAATCTGCTGGGCTTGCTGCTGCATCGGATCTTCTGACGGCTGCATAGCAGCTTCGATCTGTTGCAGGATCTTGTCCTTGGATGCGCCAGAGTAGTTCTCTACGATAGCCTTCAGGATGACGTTGTAGGCAGGATGTTCCTGCGGTACAATGGCCAGAAGGTTGGTCATCTGCGACTGCTCGAACTCTCGCGCCATGATCGACATAGTGGAGTTAACGGTAAACTCTACGTCAATTGGGTAGCGTTCTGGGTCTAGCTGCTGCAATACGAGCAGCGACTTCCGGATCAAAGGATCTAGGAAGCGCGTGTCTACGTTGTGCATAGTCAGCTTGGCGCGCTTGATTACAGCGCCCGCAATCATCGACATACCAGACGATGTGCTGTTGCGGCTGTTGACGTCCATCGGGGTTGCGGTATCTACCGCTCCCGTAGCCATCTGTACCATGCGCTCTAGGTCGCCTGACTGCTGGAACGTGTTGGCGTCTAGGTTGCCGAACTTGAGGGGTTCGATAATTTCGGACGGCCGGCCGTTGGTCAGGAATACCTTTCCGGGCGTGATCTGTAGATTTAGATTCTTAGGTAGGCGTGTAGCATCAGCACCAACCACAGGGTAAGTAAGCAGACCGAGGGCGTCAATACGAGCACGAAGTTCAGCGTCGAGCGCAGCTTGCGCGTTGTAACCTTTCTCACATACGCCCCTTCCCCAGAACGAATTGGGGACTATATCGTGGGGGTATGCTACCCACCCCCGATCTTCGTACAGGTAGGTATTTCTGGCCGCTTTTAGGAGCGAGCCGCCGTTGCCGATTGTGATAATGGCCTCAACCATATCATAATCGTCAGAATCTTCGTCGTCCTCAGAAGGCTCCTCGAACTCCTTTAAGGGGCTCTCCTCCTCTGGAACGGCGTTATCCAGCATCTTGGCCGGAACTAGGCCGTGGTATTCGGTAATGAATACGCCGTCTTCGTTGTCTACGGCCAGTGACTTACCATCGGGACCGTACAGAGTTGTGGTGTAATTTGAGGTAGTCTGGACTGGCCCGCGTAGATATTCGCCAGTAGACTGCTTCTCAAGGATTTCGTGCAGAGGACGAATGGTTTCGTGCGCGCACCCTAGAGCGTCTTCGATGTTGGACGCTGCTGTGTCTATAACAAAGTTACGGGGATGCACGGCTTCCCAAGTAACCTTTACGCGCTTGCTTACAGGAGTAGGGGCTGGGGTGTTGCTGATGACGTCAGGGACTAGCTCAGTCTCCTCGACCTCCTCAACACGGCGCTTGGCAATGCCAGTACCAAAGATTGCGCCATTCAGGAAGGCTTCGCGTATATCGTGGCTCACGCCGTCCCTGTCGAAGTCTCTAATAAGCTGGTCACGGCTAGCTTCTGCTGCCGCTCGTTCCTCTGGATTAACGTCATCCGAGATATCAAACCAAGTCGACTTACCGAATGTAGCCTCTACCATCTCGGCCAGAGTCTGGTCTACGGCCTGCTGTAGTGCAGGGGCGATCAGCTTGGAGCGCTCACTGGACTTGCCCTTGAGCATCGGGGACCAGTCGCCCTTCCACAAGCACCAATACTTAGTCCACGCGTCAGAGTAATCGTTGTCACGCGCGCGGCGCCAACGCTCCACTCGGGACATTACCCACCCTACAAGCTCGTCCGCACCTTTGCGGTCGTCACGGGCAGCAAGCACTAAACTATCTGGCTGTGTGTTATCTAGCATTAGAAGCCCGCAATTAGGTCAATGGGTTCCCAAGTGTCTAGTTCAGCGCCATCGTAATAGACCACACTAGCCAGTTGGTCGATGTACGCTAGGGCGTCCAGCATATCGTCTTTGGACAAGGGGCTTGGGAAGTCACACCCTTGGTCAATAAGCTTTCGTTGCCAGTTGTTGGCTTCGTCAATCTCGTTGTTCAGGACAATGCGGCCCTTCTCTAGACGGCCTTGCAGTGCCCAACGAATTCTGTCTTCTTTCTTGTTGCCGCCGTGGGTTAGGTCCCACGCGGTAAAGTAGCGGTTAAATCTGCGCATCTCGTCGTCTAGGTACGGCTCGATGGCGTGCTTTAGCGTGCCGGCCTCAATACCTAGCTTAATGGGCCTAATGTCCGAGTAGGTCTTGATGATGCGCAGCGCGGTCTCGCGCACATCCCACTGGCCCGTGATGATTTCCTTAACCCACCAGCCGCCCTGATGGGCCTTGACGATAGCGATGGCTGTCTCGTCTCGTACCTTCAGAACTCCCTTTCGCAGAGATCCTTCCTTGGAGAACCCGTTAGGGTCCACGGCCACGTACCAGTCTCCGTCAGTAGGCTCTGGGCCGTACTTCCACAGACTCTCGTTGAGTACCGTGCCTCCGCCAGCGTTAAACGACGCCCCGAACTCCTGCTTTGCAGTGGCAAGCGTCATGTGCGATGACTCGATAGCTTGCTTAATTTCGTCCGGATTTAGCGTTGGGTTAGTCAGAGACTCGAACTGCCAAGACTTCCACACAGGTTCGTGCAGCTTGGCGTACTCAAACATATCGTAGAAGTGGTTCTTGCCGTCGGGAGTACCGATAAACAGTGCCTCACCCTCTACGTCGGCCAGTGCTGGGCGGATAATCTGCTGCCAAACGTCAGGCTTCATGAACGCGTATTCGTCCAGAACGACGTAAGACAAGCCTACACCACGCAGCAAATCGGGCCTATCTGCGCCCTTAATCGAGATTCTACGGCCGTTAATTAGCGTAGCAACGGCTGTATTCTCGACAGTGCTGGCGATGACTCCACCTTCTTTCTCCATCCTTCCAAGCCGCTTAAGGAGCGGCCACATGATCTTTTTGGCTTGGTCGAAGGTAGGCGCAACGTAGTAGACCTCTTTATCGGTAACATCGTATCCAGCCCAGTTCTCGGTTTGTAGCCCATTAATGAGCATCGAGATACAGGCCATCCACGACTTACCAAAGCGTCTGCCCGCTGCGACTACCTTGAACCTTGCCGGATCATTAAAGACCTCCAGCTGCCCATCATGCAGCTGGAAGTCCAGTCTGGAGCGTGAGTCAATAGACACTTTAGCCGATAAAGGCGGTGCTTGCTGGATGCAGCACGGCGATTCGGGCAGTCGTTGAAGCCAAGTTAACCGCGCCTGCCGTGTTGTTGAGCAGGGTTACGGTAACGACGTTGGCTGCTGTGACTGCGCCAGCGACTACTGCGTCGATGGTGTCCAGACCAAGTGATACCAGAACGAAGTCACCTAGAGCTGCGCCCGGGACAGTTACGTCTGCCGAGACAAAGGTGCCTGAGCCCGTGGCAGCGTTGCCTAGGTCCAGAGTACCCTGATAGGTGATTACGTTGTCGAATACGGCAGCAAACTGCCGACGATTGCTAATAGTAGCCATGGGTTACTTCTGCCCCTTGCCGCGATTATCAGAGCCGCCAGTTGGCGACAGGCCAATACGATCCGGCTTGTGCTGCCGCGCGCTGCGCGGAGTTACGCCCGGCTTAGTCTTAGCGACTTCGCCGCCCGGCTTTTGCTTTGTAGGAATGCTAGACATAGTCATCTTCTCCAGTAGTGTCACTCACAACCCTGCCGTTAATGACAGGGGCTTTGCCCTCACGCTCCGGAAGGCGGTCAATAAAAATTTGCACTTTCTCTTTAGCCGGTGCATCATCTTCGGCCGCTTTACTGGTAGGCAGAGTCTTGTCCAGTAGAAGCTTAATCATCGCTGGATCACCGTCCTTTGCCTTTTGAATGGCTTGGGCCAGAATCTCCGCCATGTGGGGGCGCATCTGCGTACGTAGGTCCCCCTCCAAGGCAAGCTTCATCAACGTGATTTTGTTCTTAGATCCCTTTGGCCGACCGTTAGGGTTACCAGACATACCCTTAACAAACCCTCTAGGTCGAACTGCTGGGGTGCTACCTTCGTCCATACATAGTACCTCTAAATCTGCGGGCCAAGGCCTGCTTTCTAGCAGCCGAGGTTGTCGGCAGACTTACTTCAAAGGAACCAAGTCCCCAAGTAACGATATACTTGACTCCGGAATCCCCGCTCCCGTTGGGAGCGAGGCCTTGGGTTACGATATGTTTAGCTGCCATGCTTTATTAGGTGGCGCGAGTGCGCGAGGTTGGGTTGTTGGCATCGTTGAGGGTGTAAGTAGCTGCCGTTGTAGTCCCGTCAAGCTGCTTAACCGTCAGCGTGGTGCCAGAGATTGAGAAGTCACCGATTGACTGCTGGATCAGCATTAGCGCCTGCGCTACGGTTGGAGCCGTACCGTCAGCCGCGTAAGACTGAGTTAGCTGTCTAGTGAACAGAGCGTCAATACCAGCCGTGCTCAGAGCGTAGCCAGTCTTGTCGTTGTTCGTAGTTACCGTAACGCCGCCCGTTACGGAGCCTACCGCACCAGTAACTGAGCCCACCGAGCCGGTGACCGAGCCAACAGAGCCCGTAACAGAGCCAACAGAGCCAGTGACGTTGCCGGTCAGGTTGCCCGTTACGTTAGCCGTAATGGTGTTGCTACCTGTTAGGATGGCCTCTAGCTGGTCTGCAGGAGTTGCTGAGCCTGAGATACGCGTAGCGTCTGCGTTGACATACTCACCGAAGCTGCCTGCCGTAGCGTTACCGGCACGGGTAGCTCCCCAGACTCCTGTAGCGATTGCAGTCGTAGTAGCTGCGTCGACGCCTAGAGGAACGATTGCGAACCGATAGGCCGTAGTCGACGGGGCGATAGCAAACGGCGGGTCTACCGTAGCAGTCTTTGTGGCACCTACGTAGTCCGAGATTTGAGAACTCTGGATGTTGTTCAGGTTACCCGTATCCCAGACAACTAGGCCAGCACGATTGTACTGGTCGTTGGTTGCCGAGGCTCCGGCGTCAAGGATAATGTCCGTGACAGTAGAGCCTGCCTGCAGAGTACCAGAACGAAGGACAAGCCCCTTCATGTACTCGGCAGCCGATCCGCCGACCTGATCGTGGTCTGCTACAATCTCCTCCCACACAGCGTCCGCAACTTCTGCTGCCGTAGGAGCCGTGGCACCGGGGATTGCGTCTCCACTTAGAATTACGTACACAGAGTCAGTGGATGGGTTAGTTGCCCAAGTAGCCACTGAAGCTACGCGAGTGCCGCCGTTGTATGCTGTGATGTACCTAGACTGGCCTGCGCCTGTGCCAGCAGTGATGCGGATAAGGTCGTTCTTGTAGAAGTCTGTGGTAGCCGAAGAACCGACTGCCAGAGTGATTGATGTGGCCGCGCCTGCTGTCGCAGTACCAGAAGCCACTGGCTGTAGAGCTTGACCGAACGAGCCTGCGGCAACGTGGCCAGAAGCCGCCTCGTCCCACACTTGGTCGGCGATGGCGTTGATACCTGCCGTAACGATATCGACCTTACCAGAAGCAAGAGAGATTTGGCCAGTGCCAGTACCGTTAGACAGTAGAACAGATGCGCCAATGTCCCGCCCAGTCTGTGCCGTTCCAGCAAGATGGGTAGTATTGACGTCAGGACGGCCAGAGGCGAATGTACCGGCAGTGCCGCCAAAAGCGGTAACGTCGACGTTAATGTCGCCAGTTTCCTCTGGGTACATTGAAATGACTACAGGCATCGCGCTAGTGTTAGTCACGGTCGTCTTTAGAACTACTGCATCCGCGTTCATCTCTGCGGCCGTCAAATCAAGATAACCTACACCAGTGGTGCCGATTTCGGTAGCCTCGTTGGTGCAAGCAGCGAAGGCTGCGCCATCTTTGGACACCTGAGAATCCATGCCGGTCCACGTTGTAATTAGTGTTCCGTCGCTTTTCCAGATAGGAAAGTACAGCCTATAGGCTGTGTTCTTAATCGGAATTGGGCGGCTGTCAGTTGATGCCATTTGTGTAGTCCTCTAATACTAGTATTGATAGCGCCCTGCGCCGTTTATAGAACTGGCGAACGCGAGATTATCAGCATATCTCTGTGCCGCCGATATTGTGGCAGAGCTTCCGCCGCCACTCGCCGCTGCTAGAGCTACGGCTATTGTTTGCTGTGTGTTGCCGTCCGGTGTGCTTAAAAGAGGCCAGCTTCCAGACGAGATGGCCGTAGCGGTAGTCTGAATTTGATAGTCCCAAACAAAATAAACCGAAGAAGTCGTTCCTTGGTTCTCGTGTACGTCGCCAATCTCTGTGAACCCGCTGATAGGGTCGCTAGACAAGTTGCTTCCGGTTGTGTTTTGCGTGTACCTGCCGAAGTACAGCACTAGACAATTGTCCACAGTAGGCGTTAGCGCCGGATAGTTTAGTGCTGTATTTGACCCTAGGCTCGACTGCGCCGTGGCGTTTGGCGAAGTAAAGTTAGTATCCACGCCCCTAAACGCTGCAATCTGCGCTACGTGCCGCGTAGTTCCTGAGTAGGTCGCTGTTGGGGCGACCTCAGAACTGGTTGCAATTTTTCCGAACAACGACTGCCCTGAACCCGTGGACTTGTGAATTAGAGAGTAGCCGTTGTCTACAGTTATAGTCTCAGATGATGTGCGGGCTAGCGCCGCCAACACAAGTAAATCACCTACGGCATATGACGGAGGCAGAGAGATGTTATCAAACGTCGCTGCGTTGCCTTGACGAGGCGTACCCACAGAAATAAACGTGACAGCCATTATTGCGCCGCTCCTCGATTGTCAAACAGAGTGCCAGCGTTGTTAGTCTTATCGTTTCCTGCAAAGTACACGGCGTCTCCGTTTCCCCAAGTAATTGACGAAGCAAGGGTAAGTGTGTTAGTTGTCCAGTTAGCTGCAGTTATCTTGACTGGCGCATTACTGCCGACTTTGATGTAGTCTCCGGTTTCTCCGGTGATGCCCCATCCGTCATAGAAGTAGCCGGCGTCGGCTACGGCTAATGAAGTTCCACTGCCGGCACTTGTAGTAGTAGTCAACGCTACTGCGTCCTGAAATCCCGGTCCCGATGTAATCGCAAAGCCTGCTCGAGTACGCGCAGCCGCGTTTGCGAAATTAATTGTGGGCTCGACCGTGTTCCTATAAATGTTTTGCGGCCAGAAGGTGCTGTCCGTTACAGGCTTGCTCGTGGACTGCGTCAGCTGGAAATTTTTCAGCGTGGCGGGGCCCGAGAAAATGTTGTCTCGCCACACCGACCCCTTCCATCCGTTGGTGTAGCCGCCTAGCGGCGTCTTGTCGTCCCACTTAACTACGTTTACATCTTGTGCTTCGCCCGTGTTAGGGCGCCCGTTTCCTAGTAGCGCAAAGACGTTATTTACCAAACGATACTCGCGTTGGTCGTCCGAGTATTCAGCTAGGGTAGAGGAAATATTGCGCCACACACCACCAGACGAGTAGCTAGTATTGTGATACAGATACCCGCGAGACATAACTTCGCCTGTGGCGCTGGCGCCTAGACCGCCGTATCCCGGCCCCTGCCAAATCTGGGAACGATTGTCGTAGTAGAAATTACCGCGGAATATTGGACGGTAGCTTTCCAGTTTGTGTCCCGGATCGTTGTTGGCAGGACCACCTACTGTATCATTCTGCGATGTGCCGGCGTTCTTTATGATGCAGTCTTCGATTAACTGCGGACCGTATTCGCCCGGCCACGCAGACTCCGGGATTCGGTTGCTTGTAGTTCCACCACCAAAATCAGCTGGGCGACAGCCAGTGTAGTCTGTGCCCTGCCCAACCCAGTTACCGTCAAACGTGCAGCGACGAGCAACAAAATACGGACCAGCCACGAATATGTTGTTGTGCCCGCCAAGGCTAAAATCACAGTCCTCAAGTAGCACGCGCTTTGAGCTAACATTTAGTGTGTCGCCGCTGTTGCCCCCGGAAGCACGCTGAATTGTCCCGTGCTTAGAGAACTCGCAGTTGCGCATAATAATGTTTGACGCTGTGCCGTGCAGTACGTTGGCGTAATACTGCTTTGCGCCGTGAATGGTGCTATTTTCAATCAGCACATTTGAGCAGCTCTGTACATACAAACCGTTTGTTTGTGTGTAGCCCTGTCCGTTGTTAGTAGTGCTGGGCGGAGATACTACCCATTCTGCTGGATCACCAAGCTCAAGGCCCAGTCTTCCAGTAGTGTTGCCTCTGACTACAGTGTAGCTGCCTGTGATAGACAACAATGTGCCGGATGCTTTTAGTCTAACCGAGTCGCCTTCCCGGACTCTTAGTGTAATTGGCTGAGAAGCGGTCCCAGATTTATTGAGGTTAATAACCTGCGCCCAAGTAGCCGCTCCTGCAACTCTATTGCGTAGTTCGATTACTTGGCCGGGCTGAACTGCTGTAACGGCTGCAGCGATGTTTGCTACAACTATCTCTCCTACGTTTCCGCCCGAAAGCCCGCCGTCGTTGAAAACTACATAATTGGCTGGAGCTAGCGTTGTTGGGTAAGACGGTAGGCGAGAGTTTGGTAGTCTGCACACAAAGCAAGGCGTGTCGTAGTTGCCCTGCTGCACAAGCATTGACTCTCCATTACCCATATCATTGATGATGTTAAAACGGGTAAATGAGCAGCCAGAAATCGAACGGCTGGTGCTCCCCGGAGCCCCAGTTACAAAGGTGGGCAAAGTTCCTGTAATCTCAACTTCGTCGCAAACCCACGTTCCGTTAGGATCGTAGGCGTCGTTTACGAGCGGAGGAGTCAATCTACGTAGGTTACGACTGCGCGCCGTACCGTCGTTCATATCGTCACAGCTGTATAGCAGGAACGCCTTGTTGGGCTCGTGCCAAACCATCCCCCAGCCCTTCTTCTGGTCACCGGCTACTGGATGGTTCCAGTTCCACGACTTGTTAGCAATCGTAGGAACGTTGTCGATGGCCTGTACCATCGAGGTAGTTACTGCCGAGCCAACTGCCGCAGCTTCTAGAAGGTCTAGATTGAACACTCGGATGCCGTTGTTGTGGTTGGCATCGGTACACAGCACTACCCAAAGCCTGCGACCGGCTACTGGACATATGGCTGAAGCCGCAATTGTGTAGCGGCTGTTAATGGTATTAGGATCTACGTACGCTCGGTAAGTGCCTTCCGTGCCCGGATTTGTGTTAACCGAGTAGAAAGTAGGCTCGTTTGATGCGTGATACCAGACCCTGTTAGTCGACGAATCAAACGCCGAGCAGCCCATCAGGTTGCCGGAAGTGCCCAGCTCGGTGACTGTGCGGTAGTAGTCCCACACGTCTCTGCCGGGAGAGAATGGACGTGGGATTGTTCCCGCCTTCACTGCCGTAGAGTTGAACGACAGGACGACATTGTGCGACGGACCAGTGCCGTCGTCTACCGAGTTCTGCAGCGGGAACCACACCTTGCCGTTGGCGTGCCAAGGAGTGTGGACCGTGTGCATCGTTCTCGGACGGTCGTTAATGTCGTTAAGGTTCGTGATAGTCCACGGACGCCACTGCTGCCGACTTGTGTTAGTCGAAGCGCCGTCGCCGGCGCATGACGGGTAATCCTGAATCTGATACGTAGAGCCGGCCGTGGGGCCGTTCCAAGTCCGGCCACCGGAAGCCAAGAACCCGTTGCCCGGGTCCAGTAGCTGGTTACGTGACCAATATTGGTTCTGCTCAGGCTGCGTAACTGGATCGGTGTCGAAGTGCCAATTTAGGTCAGCAAACGGAGTTGGGTCCGTTACTCGCTGCCAATACGGGGTAGCGGTATTCAGTACCAGCCTGTACGACTCATTGCCTTGGTAGCCTGAGTGTCCGCCGTTAGCCACCAGCCACATTTCTTTAGCAGTCTGGTCAATAGCCGCGCCGTTACCGGCTTGGATAATGTCGTCGGGAGACTGATTGCCTTGGTACGGAGGCGGAGGAACTTCCTCCTTGATAGCCTTGCCGCGCTGCCAAGCAGCCAGAGTCGTGTTGTTGAACTCAGGAGACAGATTGTTCGTAACGCCCGCCGCTACCGGAGTCCACTGAAGGTACGGAAGCGACGTAAACCACGACGGCGCGGTCACCGGAGGTGGCTGTGCGGCCACTTGGAACACGATTGTCTTAGTGGTTTGTGGCATTAGAGAGCAGGCGCAGCAATGGGTTCGTGACTAAGGATGCACTGCCTAAATCTTGTCCAAATGCTGTGGGTGGCTGGGGGATTGTTGTCGTCAATGTTGGCATACCCGGTCGGTTGGAAGTTACTCCACCCCGGTGGATTGCCTGCGGACGTCGTCGAGACGCCGCCATTGAACGTAATCGGCCAGTTAAACGACGAAACAAGGACCCAATCACTGTCTGAGGCCTCTTTTTTGTGCAATTCGATAAAAGTGTCGTAGTATTTGGCGTTTTCTTTGGCGTTCCAGCCAGCCTTTACCTTCCAACCAACCAAAGGCAGGCCCGCTGGCCACGTTTGCTTCTTGGTTAGCGTGAATGTAGTCGTGGCGCCATTGACTACGTGACTTTGTACGATGAATTCGCCGTATTCCGGCAGGTTTGTGACCGTGGACTGCTGAATTGAGACCTTCCACCCGTCAAAATAGCCCGAAATAGTGGGGTCTTTGCCCTGCGGATTCTGAGGAGATTGGGGATAAAGCCCCAAAAGACCGACTACGGGGTCCGCTGTGCCGTCTAGATTGCGAGTCATGCCGGCTTTTAGCGCAAAATTTGTACACTCGATGACCAGAAGCTCTTGGCCTGCGTCATTTACCTTCTGCACTACGTTGGTAATCACCGATCCCGACTGGGCGTAGGTGTATTCCATGTCGTTGTCGTGCCCTGCGATGATGTGGATGCGTACTGCGAACCACTCATTGATGGGCGGCAGCCACGTCGTATTGGGCAATAGGCTGTTCATGTACGAGCCGTAGTTGTGGAACCAGTCCCACTCCGGCCTGCCGATCTTGTAGCTTGATCCTACGATCTGGGAATCGTCTGGGGTCTGGTACTGGTCAAGGAAGAACAGCTTTGTGGAGTCTACTCGGTTCACGATTGTTGGCGAATACTTCATAGTAAACGCCAAGTAGAACTCATTATCGTTAAACGGGTTAACGCCGTTCTGTTGGATCGTGTTAGGAGTGAATCGCTCAGCCAGTGTGGGCCACAGACCGTGGTAGTCTTGGTGGCCGTAGTAGCCTGTACGGAAGGACGCAACCTTTGTCGTCCCGTTATAGAGCTGCCGGATGGGCAGGGTAGCCGGGCCGCCCGGCGTAAGCGGAGCGCCCGGATCTGGCTGGTCTACTGGCTTGCCGTTCTCGCCCGGCCGTAGTGGGCACAGTGGACGAGTCCATCCGCCCGTAACGTCTCTGCCGATAACAGCCCCCGCAGGGATCTCACAAGGGAAGAACCTATTGATGATCTGGTTCTCTTGGCGACCGGCGTCGCCCATGCCCATGCTAGCCCTACGGATGGTCAGCCTAGTCTTCTTGTAGGTAGGCGACCCTTCTGTATTGTCAAAGAACTTCTGTAGAACCGTAACCTTGTCCTTTAGACGGGCTGGTTCGCCATTAAGGTCGTACTCGTACTGAATGACTACCGTGTGGGCCGTAGGCAGCACTACGCTAGGATTCAGTGAGTTGTAGCCTTGAGGATACGGCCAAGTCTCGCCCGGGTGGACCCAGCCATCCGGGAACAGTCCTTGGCCAATCTCGTCGACCTTCTCGTCGATCCAGATTTCTTGGGGTGGGATTGAGGTATCTTGCACCTTAACGTGCTGAATCCTCAAGCCCCCGGACCAGTTAACTACGTTAACGAAGTTGCTGTAGCGGACGCCCACTCGTACAACTTGGTTAACATCGTCTACGATCACGTATCCCGGGGTTTCCAGCGTGGCTGCCGGGACGTCGAAGTACGTGTTCTCATTGCCACAGATCTGGCCACCAGAGCCACTGACAATACGGAACGTCGACAAGGACGTTACAATCCCTAGGGCCGCGGCATCAATTGGGAATACGAACTCAGCCCTAGAGTTGCTGGACGTTGTGATGGAGGCCGTAGGCCAGTCGTAGGTCGTAAGCCCCGGCTGGGTGGCTATAGTCTGGACCGTGGTCCCGCCCAATTGCGGGATGGTCAAACAAGTAGCCCCGTTGTCGTTCTCGATGTACGGCCTGATCTGCTTTGGGGACACCGTGGTAACGTCGTTACCCAGATCGGCGTTATCGGCCGGGTTAAGGTGCTTCCACAGCTCGTCTTCGTACTCGAAGTCGTGGGCCCACACTACCCCCGCCGCCCCTGCTCTCGCCTCCCAGTCGTTTGATTGAATCGAGTCAAAGGCCGTGATGGTGAATGAGTACGGAGTCCCATTTACCGTTGTTGGCACCCCCTCAATCCGGGGAGGGGTGTCCAGATACTGGAGTCCCGCAGGAAGGGAGTTCGTATCTACGGTGTAGGTGATCGGCTGGCCTTCCGGGTCGTACCACACGTTATCCATGTAGAGGACAAAGAAGTCCCCGACTAGGGGGGTGTACGTATCTTGGCCTGTGTAGACTGGGGGCTGGTTAACGGCTGGGACCGTCGCGAAGGCTACCAGTGACCCTGCAGAGTTGTTACCTGCGGCATCGTATGCCCGGATGCTGTAGTAGTACGTAGTTCCCGCGGTAAGCCCTTGGTCAAGATAAGCAGAAGTTGTACGCCCAACAATTGTCTGCAGATCCGTACCGGAGTTAGCAGCATCGCTGGTAAGCCCTCTACGAATGACGTAGCCTTGCGTATCATCTTGGTTTATTGTCCAAGTTAGTTGGATGGAAGAACCGCCTACTAGGGTCGCAGTAAGGCCCGTAGGCACCGTAGGGGCTGTGGTATCCCCCGGTGTCCTTGGACCCTTACTGTGTAGGCTTTTCTTCGCCAAGTGGTTAGACCATCTTGGTTACTTGGAGTACGCCGTCTGCGCCTACTCGAATACCCGCGATGTGGGTGGCTCCAGCCGGAACCTTCATGAACTCTGCCCCAGCTAGGAACAGAACGTCTGAGGTAGTGGCCGTAACCGTAACCGTACCAAACTTGACGTAGCAGTCCTGAGACGAGGCGATACGGAGGATATCCCCCGCTACGCAACCTGTCGGCAACGCCGTACGGTTGGACGCCACGGTAATGGCGATACCTGCCGCGTAGTTACCCGGCCCAAGGACCTGTACCGCCGTGGCGTTACGATCTAGTGGAAGTGTGCTGTCATTAGCCATGGTTAGTCGTCACTCCGGGGTGCTTGGCCTCCACGGCCGTTGTCTTTCAGTTCGTACCAATCGGTTGGATTCTTGGGGAGCTTCTTACGGTTCCTTCGCTTGATGGCGAATCCGACCATAAGAATAATAACTAGGGCGCCAAATGCATATGCTAGCATAGCTACTTTTTAACCTTTCTGGAGTGAGTGGGGGCTTTCTTTTTAGCCCGGGACTTGTCCAGCTCCAACATACTCATCTGTTTTGGAGACTCGTTCCACCAGCTCTTTATGGCGTCGTAGCCTTTCTGAGCGTAGGATCGCGGACCTTTCTGGGGCTTTCTTGTGCCCCCCTTCCCGTTCTTATCCTCCCGGTAAGCCCACATGGACTTGATGCCGGGGTGGATAGCCTTAATGAAGTACGCTTGGGCTTCCTTGTCTGGGAACAGGAGCTTGCCTTCCTCGGTGTCTAGGAAGTCTACGCCCATGGAAGCCAAGACTACAGAGTGCGCCGCTATGTTGGCGAACAGCTCCATCTGGGAATTGAAGGCGTTGCCTGCGGGGAAAACCCTTTGCTGCTGCTCTGGGTTAAGCTTCTTGGCGTTCTCCATGAGCTTCCAGAAGAAGCTATCGCCTATAGCTCCGAGAGGGACTCTTTGGCCAAAGTCTGATTGTACCGTGTCAGCCCCCGGCGGACGCCCCAACTGCAGCGTGTGCTCCAGCTCGTGGGGGATGGTCTTGGGGGAACTCATGTCGTTGTAGACGTTGGCTATGTTTCGGTCAGAGAACCTGACTACGCCGTTAACGTCTGTTTGGTGCCTGTTGTAATCCAGAGCCAGCTGCTTACCTTGGTTCCTGTATGGGCCTAGGGCCCCTAACCACCCATCCGTGTTTGGGGCTTGCTCAGCAGCTACCATCAAGTTCAATGCCCCCAGCTCTTTCTTTAGCTCAGGGTCGCGATAGTAGTATTGGTCGGCCATGTGGCCTTGGCGGTTCTTAAGCAGCGCAGCGCTTTGCTCTTGGTACAAGCCTTTATTCTTGTACAGCTCAAGGATAAGGTCATCCAATGGGACAGCCTTACTTAGCATCCGCTCCTTTTCGTACTGGTCGTAGTCCATAGTACCCGCTTTCGGTCTTAAGAACCTCTAAGGGTCCTCCCCTTAGTTCCTTCTAACTTCCTCCGGAGCCTCTCCCCCAAGGAGGGCGACGGGCTTATCATCCCGTCTTTCTTAATACCTCAATATTATAGCATTTTTTAAGAAAAAAAGCAATATCTCTCTCGGTAACTCGTTGTTTCACAACGCAATTTAGTTACCTCGTTTATTAACGCGCGAGCTTCGCCGCGCTTTTACCAAATTGTTATTTATCAGTAATTTACCCCTAACAGTCCTACCCCCCTCGGGGGGTTTCCCTCCTCCTCTCGGGAACCGTACTGTTCCTTGTTCAGAACCCATTTTACCCTCCTTATTAGCGACTGCGTCAGTCGCAAGAAATTCAAAATGATAAGGGGGGCCCGGGGGGCCTACGCGCACAGCGCGCAAGCGCGAATTGGTGTTATACATCACTACAACACCAGTCCGATACCGAACCGTGACGCATGACAATGCGGCGGGTGATTGTCAACATCTCATTAACAATACCCCGCCAATCCTTGTTTCACATTGTTACGGATACTGATATGTTTATACCATAAACCATTGATGTGTGAAATGTACAGACCTTGATACGATATGTTCTCAAGTGTAATACCCATACCATTATCCATTGATACGTGGAATGGATAGACCATTGATTGGGTAGATAGTGGAATAGTATTCCCGTGCATAAACCATGTGCATATCGCGTTAAACGCGCGATCTCGCAAGGGGCGCAGGTAGGGTAGCGGGCAGGTCGCGCGCCTCGTAGCGGGCCTTACAGTGCGCCACAAGGCCAGAGCGCAAGCGGCCCGAGTTACCGGGAAACGGTCGGTGTTATAGTGTTATACAACACCCGAATACTGTATGGATACCCATAAGTATATCTACTTACAAAATTTATAGGGTAAACGCGGGAACTAACTTGCACGGAACTTGACTAACTCTATGGAAGGAATGAAACGGACGGCAGCGCAAAGGGCGGCTGCTAGGCTCAAAGGCCACTGGCCACGGGCTAGACTCACACTCTTTAACAATCCGCGCGACCCCTAGTGGTTTCCTTAGTGCTGCCCGTTTATCGGCAACACCCTAGAAGGAAACCCAACCATGCCAGAATGGAAAGAGACCCGCCCCGCAAAGGGCATTGTCCATAACGCACTAGTCTCACCGCTCCCCGGCCGTGCAATCCACTATCAGGTGGCAGTGCATGTAACCTACGAGGACGGGACTAAGGACTACATCAAGGTCATTTGCGAGCGTGAGAGCTACTTGTTGGCACTCGTTTCCGCATTGCAGTCCCTGCCCGAGGCCGGCGGCACTGTAGGCGAGATAGTGGTGCAGGAATTCAACCCGAACTGACATTTATCCTATAAACGGACGGCACTAGAGAGACCACTAGGCAAGCGCAAACATCAATGAGGGTAAGACTATGAACGCAATCACCAATGCAGTGCAGAACGCGGTAGGCGTTGATGTGAAAGACGCACTTCCGCTTCCGCTCCCGCAGCAAGTCAGGGTCAACGAAAAGGCCACCGTTTTCCTGAACGACGCCAATCGGACCATGACCAACGCGACGACGACGGCTAAGGACGACGTGTTCAACGCCGCCGCCGAATGCGAGACGCTGGCCGAATGGGAAAACACCGTTGCGGCTTGGCGCAAGGCGCACA